GGAAGTTGGGCTGCCATCCCACGGAGGCCGAGGCCCAAGAGCAGGAGCGCGTCGTGCAGGAGCGCGTCCGCCGGGCGGAGGCCCTCAACTCCCGGTTCGTTGGTGACGACGACAGCATCGTGGTTCACGAAGTGCGCTCTGGTTTCGATCCCGATCAGCCCCGCGACGAGGGCGGCAAGTGGACTGATGGCGGCGCGGGCGGAGGGGGCGAGGCTGACGTCACTGAGGAGTTGGACATCGATAGGTCCGCCGAGAAGGCGGCCGTCGATGAGCAGTATGAATACGTGCAGGAGGGCACGGGCGGCCGGGAGCCTCTGGATCAGGATGAATACATCATTGGCACGGCGGCCCTCGAAGACTACACGACCGAAAACTATGCGGGGATGAACCGCATCATGAGGACCAAGGACGATTGGTATAAGAACGAAGACTTGGCGATGTTGCATCGCTACATCGAGAATGCGCCGGAACTCGAAAACGACATCACCGTCTACCGAGGCTTCCGCAATACCGGCAATCGCACCTTTGAAGTCGGGCAGGAAGTTGAGATGCGGGGCTTTGCCTCGACCTCCTTCCACCCGAAGGTCGCGGCCGATTTCGCCGGGGGTCGTCCTGATACGAGCCGGGTGCAACTCTTCGAGATCAAGACCCGTCGAGGTCTGGTCCTTGGGGAGCGTTCAGCGGCCTCCGACACGGAGCACGAAACCATCCTGAACCACGGGTGGAAGTATCGAGTGACTGGCGTTCGTATGGCCAAGGTGCAGGGGACTGTCTACAAGGTGGCCCGGCTGGAGGAGATTCGCGCCCGGCGCGGCGCGGTGCTCTACACCGAGGGTGATATTGAGATGTCTGTTCTGGAATTTGATCCGGACCAGCCTCGGGACGACGAGGGCCGATGGACCGGCGACGTGGCCGTGGCCTCAGAACGTTACCCGAGGGCGGATCTGAAGTCGCGCCCGGGAGCGGAAGTGTATTCAGGACGGGTGGGTGAATACGAGGTCCAGACCGACGTGCCAAACACGGGATCGATCTCCTCGACCTTCAACGAGGACGAGTATGAGGTGCTTCCGGGCATTCGAGAGGTCGAACTCAAGGATTGGAACATCAGCGAGAAGGACTACTATGCCTCCAACGACAGAGTCCGCACGAAGGAACTCGCGGAGGCGCTCAAGCTGTCCAAGTCCCTGAAGCCTTTGATCGTCGTCGCGGATCGAGACGATGACGACTACATTCTGGAGGGTGGTCATCGCTCCCGGGCGGCCAAGCTGGCCGGGATGACAAAGGTGCCCGCCGTCGTGGTTGTGAAGTATTCGGCCAAGAAGCGCGGCGCGGAGTTCGATCCTGACCAGCCCCGAGACGAAGATGGTAAGTGGACCGGCGGCGCGGGGGAGGGCGGAGGAGAGCCCGACCTCGGTGAGTTGCAATACGACGAGTCGGACGCCTCGGCCGCGATGGCCAACAGTCACCGAGAGTATCTGGAAAAGATTGAGGAGGCCGAGGAGTATAAGAATCGTGAGTTCGAGGGGATGAACGAAGCGATTACTGAATACACCGGGGCGGGAGCGTCACGCTGGAACGCGATTCTTCGAGAGAATCCCGATGCGATGGACGATGACGATGAGCCCCGGGATGAAGATGACGACAGTCCCTTTGTGGCGGACGTGACCAAGAAGTGGATGCGCGACTTCGACGATGCTATCGCCGGGGCCCCGAAGCTCAAGGACCCGGTCACCGTCTATCGCGGCATCTCTCACGAGTTGAACGCCAAGGCTGGAGACACTCTGACGATGCGGGGGTTTCAGTCTGCATCGATGAAGCCTGAGATCGCGGCCCGCTTTAGCGCGGGAGGTTCCATTCTGAAGATTCGCACCAAGCGCGGTCTGTATATTGGAGGGAATTCTCGCGGAGGCGAGGACGAGTTCGTGATGGGACATAATGAACGCTTCGAAGTGAAGCGTGTGTCCAAGGGCAAGGTGGGCGGAAAGATCGTCCGAGTTTACGAGGTGGAGCACCGATGAGCGACCGATTCGTTCAGCCCGTCGAGGGCATCGAGATCACCCCGCGCAGGCCTTTCAAATCGTTTCAGGTCATTGGCCGGGACGGCAAGCCAATGGGCCCGAAGATCCCCGTCGACTTGATGTATGATGGCGGGGTGCTGCCCTTCCGTTTCACCACCCTCAAGTCGACGGGGGTGGCCCCCCGCAGCCATCGGGAGCATGACCGGGACTATCTGATCGTCCCTGTGGTGGCTCTGACCGAGGGGGTCATCAGTGCCCTCGGGTCGAAGGCCCCGGAGTTCGTTCCCGCCGGGGTCTACGAAGATCGCCCGGAGCGGTGGAACAACCAGCCCCTCTACTACGGCCACCCCATGCGCTCAGGCCAGCCCATCTCGGGTTCGGCCCCCGACGTCATGGAGAAGCTGGCCTTCGGCTACACGCGGAACGCGGGCCTCAAGGACGGCCGCTTGAGCATGGAGGCGTGGGTCGACGTCGCCCGCGCCATGCAGGTGGCCCCGATGCTCGTGACTCGCCTGCAGGAGGGCGACCCCATCGAGGTCTCGGTGGGAGCGTTCGTGGAGGTTGAGGAGCACGACGAGCGGCTCTACGCAGCCACGGGGCGTAAGTATAAGGGCACGTGGAAGCGTATGTCCCCCGACCATCTCGCCCTGCTCCCCTCGGGGCACACGGGCGCTTGCAGCATCACGATGGGCTGCGGCGTTCGAGCGGCCTTGCAGGAATCGATGCGGGCGGCGGGCTTCGACCCGGACCAGCCCCGCGACGACAAGGGCATGTGGTCCAGCGGTGGCGGCGGAGGCGGCCCGATGGGCCGAGGATCGCTGCCGCGCCCGGTGCAGGAAGCAGTCAACTATCAGGAGGCCGCCAAGGATGAGAACTCCACGGAGGCCAAGCTGAACGGGCTGGCGCAGATCACCGACCGGGACGCGCTGACGCAGGTCGCGACCGGCAAGGCGGATTACAACGAAGTCGCCCGGCTGGAGATGGCCAGCCGTGGGCTCGACCGCGAGGGCGAGTGGGTGGGCTTCGACAAGGCCAAGCAGATCTGGCCGGTCTCCGCCAAGACCCGGGGTGAGGTGGCAGGCAACGAGGAGAACACGACGACGTGGAAGCTCCTCGGGCCGCTCCAGACCGGCAAGACGAAGGACGTGCTGGCGCTGGCCAAGGGCAAGATTTCCGGCCGACAGGTCGCCCGATACGAGTTGGCGAACCGGGGCATGGATCGCAACGGCAAGTGGGTCGGCTTCGACCGGGCGTTCGCTCAGTGGGGCTTCACCCCGCCGAAGAAGGCCGCCCGGCTGCTGCCGAAGGCCCCGAAGAGCAGCGTCACCCCGGTTGGCGGTCCCCTCCCATTGGGCCCCCTCGGGATTTCCCCGGCCAAGCGCCGGGCAGAAGAGGGAGATCGTATGAGCGTCATGGCGTGGGTGAAGTCGGTGCTTCGGGATGCCGCGAAGTCCGGCGACGAACTGGGGGCCCGGGAGATCGAGGACCGGCTTCGCAAGGCGCTGCAGGCCAAGGAAGGCCGCATGTGCTATATTCTTGACTTCTACCCCGAGGAGGGGACGGTGGTCTACGACGTAGACCTCGGCCATCCCGGGGATCTGCTGCCCACGGCCGCCGGTCCACGGCCCCTTCGGCAGCGGACCTTTGACGTGGCGGACGACGGGTCGGTCACGGTCGGAGACACCTCGACAGAGGTTGAGTTCATCGGGCGGTATGAGCCGCTCGAAGGAGATCCCGCCACGGGCAAGGCTGCGCCGTGCGGTTGTCATGACAAGCAGCCGAAGGAGATCACTATGAGGGAGGCAGTCAAGAATCTTCTGGCGAAGCTCGGCGCGAGCTTCACCGAGGAGAACGCCAAGTTCCTCGAAGGTGCGACGGACGAGCAGATCACTGCGCTCGAAACCGCCGTCACCCCGAAGGAAGTGGTGAAGGAAGTCGAGAAGATCGTCGAGAAGCAGGTCGAGGTTCCGGTGCAGCCGAAGACGCTGGCCGAGGCCATCGGGGTGCTGAAGGCTGCGAAGGCGGACGAGGCGGCTGTGGCCTCCTACGATGCGTTCGTGGCTGCCGAGGCGGCCCGCAAGACCGCGACGATCAAGGCGCTCAAGGACACTGGCAAGTGCCAGTTCACCGACGAGCAGCTTGCGGGCAAGGACCAGACGGAACTCGATCAGCTTGTCGCCCTCTCGGGTGCCAAGACGGTCAGCTTCGCCGGGCAGGCTCCGCGTGCGGCTCAGACGGACAACGCGGCTGCTCCTGCGCCCATCGATCTGGTGGCGCAGTTCCAGCAGAAGAAGCATTAAGGGGGGACCGTGGCCGAATCCGTAGCGATTTCCGCGCAGGGAACGATCATCAAGCGGAACGGGACTGCCATCGCGGAACTCCGCGACATCACCCCGCCCGCGCTGACCCGCAACCCCATCGAGACGACGAATCACAACTCCGACGACGACAGCTACGTCGTGGGCATTCGCCGGAAGGGCGAGCTTCAGTTCAAACTGGGCTTCCTCCCCTCGGGCGAGGCGACTCACGATGCGCTGACCGGCCTGCTCGAAGCGTGGCTCAGCGGCTCGAAGGACCGATACGATCTGGAATACCCGGACGGAGCCGTCTGGATGTTCTCCGGGTTCGTGTCGAACGTGGCCGCGACCGCGCCGGTGGACGGCGGGCTCGAAGCCGATGTCAGCATCCGCCCGAGTGGCGGGCAGCAGTTCACGCCCGGCAGCTAACCCGGCAGGAACTGAAACTGAACAACTAGCAGCCGGGCAGGACCGGCAGAGGGAGACAGCAAGATGGCGACGAAGCGAAGTGTGGTGCAGGTCGGCTGCCCCATCGTCAACGAGGACGGTGCGGCCACCGAAACGATCAAGCCGGGATACCTCGTCAAGGGCATCTCGGACATCGCCAAGCAGACGGGCACGGGGTTCGTCCCCAAGGCCGTGGCTCTGGAGCGTGACGAACTGGGCGCGGGGATCGACGACACGCGTCAGGGTTCGGGCACGGTGTCGGCGGACTACGCGTCCGGCGACTACGTCAAGGTCGGCGTGTTCAAGTCGGGCGAGCGTGCCGTGGGCTACGTCGCGTCGGGCGAGAACATCTCCGAGGACGAACTGCTCGAATCGGCTGGCGACGGCACTTACGCCAGCGGCTCGACGAACCCGATTGCGCGTGCGGTCGAGAGCACCGGCGGCGCGGTCACCGTGGAAACGGCCATCGTGGTCGAGTTCCTCTAATCGCGCAGCGAAGCGCAGAATCAGGAGACAGAGAACAACATGGCGACGAAGCGAAGCAACACGAAGGGCATCCGGTCGGCGGCGGCCGGGCGCGTCGGCACTCTGCGGAGTGCCGTTTCCACGGGCCAGCAGTTCTTCAACGGCGCGGCCGGACGTTGGGCGACCGCCCAATTGAAGGCTCTGGCGCTGGAGGGCAAGGCTCTGAGCACCTCGGCACTCCGTGCGGCGGACACCCTCCGCCACGAGGAGTGGAAGTTCTTCGATGAGGCACTGCTCGAAGAGGCGAAGATCCGGCTGGTCGGCGTGGCCGACCTGATGGGTCGCGGCCTCGTCAAGCCGGTGACGAACGCCCTCGGCAAGACGGTGTTCGCCTACGAGAAGCTGACGGACATGGACCCCGCGACGGTCTCGCTGGACGGCATCAGCCGCAGCCACAACGACCGTCAGGAGTTCGAACTCGCGCAGCTTCCCCTGCCGATCATCCACAAGGACTTCTTCATCAACCTGCGCGTGCTGGCGGCCTCGCGTGAGCGTGGCGAGTCCCTCGACACGACTCAGGTCCGCACGGCTGGCCGTGTCGTGGCCGAGGCGATGGAGGACATGCTGTTCAACGGCTCGAAGACGTTCGGTGGCCTGCCGATCTACGGCTACCTGACGCACCCGGACCGGAACGACGGCACGTTCATTGCCAACGGCGACTGGGCGCAGTCGGCCAAGACGGGCGAGAACATCCTCGCGGATGCTCTGAAGGCCATCTCGGCGCTGCACACCGACCGCATGTTCGGCCCGTATATCATCTACGTGCCGACCGATGCGGGCGTGAAGCTGGAGAACGACTTCAAGGCGAACTCGGACAAGACGATCCGGCAGCGTCTGGAGGAGATCGACAGCATCGCGGCGGTGCGCGTGGCGGACACCATGCCCTCGGGCAAGGTGCTCGTGGTCCAGATGACGTCGGATGTCACCTCGTGGGTCAACGGCGAGAACATCCAGTCGATCCAGTGGGACGAATACGGCGGCTTCGAGATCAACTTCAAGGCCTTTGCCATCGGTGCGCCGCTCGTGCGCTCCGACGCGCAGAGCCGCTCGGGCGTCTACGAACTCCACTCGTAATACCTGCGGCTGAGCCGCAGCGACCTACCGGCGGCCGGGGAGGGAAACCCTCGCCCGGCCGCTTCTCTTTCTGGTAAGATATCTGCGAGAGGTGATTCCCTTATGAGACGAGCGCTGTTCCTGCCGGGGGTCCTGTTGTCCCTTGCCATGTCTTGGCCGATTGACCGGCTGGAAAGGAGCCTCGGCAAACTGGAGATTGCCGATGGCATCTGCACGGCGTTTTCGATTCATCAGAAGAGGGCCCTCTTTGTGACGGCCACCCACTGTCTCGATGCTTCCCACGTGCCTACGACGACCCTCAACGGCGGGGCTCTCGTCCAGATTGTCGAGGCCATTCCCGGGGACTCCAGCCTGACGGTGCTGAAGGCAGCCAAGGGGCAACCCGCGCTGCGCCTCGGACCCCCGCCTCTACGCGGGGATGAGGTGCTCGTCCTCGGGTTCAGCACGCCTCCGGTCCTGCTGTTTTTCGAGGGTCTGCACATGGCCGATACCGCCGAGGTGGACGATACGACCGTGCAGGTCGTGACGGCCCCGGGGCTCCGAGGGATGTCCGGGGGTCCCATCGTCGATAGGAAAGGCCGGGTCGTTGGTGTTATGATGGGTGGGGCGCAAATCACCCCGCCGGTTCCAACGATGGTGAGTTTCGCTACGCACTATCAGCAGTTGGCCTCCATCATGGCCAAATACGGAGAGCAGTAATGGCCCTTGACACGACTCCCGGCGCAGCGACTCAGAACAGCTACGCCACCCTCCTTGAGTTCGAAGCCTACGCGGAGAACCGCCTGCCGGTGGTGCAGTCCGTGCTCGACGCGACGGACGCGCAGAAGGAAGCGGCGCTGATCCACGCGGCCCGCGCCCTCGACGCCAACTTCACGTGGACTGGTTCGGCGGTCGATGCCGTGCAGGCGCTCACGTGGCCCCGCAGCGGCATGCAGACGCGGAACGGGTTTGATATCGCGGAGAGCGGCGCGGCCTCCATCACGCAGCCCCTGAAGGACGCGCAGTGTGAGTGGGCCTACCAGATGCTGGCCGGGTCCAACTTCATCGCGGATAACGAGGCGGCCAAGCAGGGCGTGGCCTCGGTTCGCGCCGGGTCCGTGGCCGTCTCCTTCCAGAGCAAGGGCACCTCGGTCGAGGACATGGACACGCAGATCCGCCTCATGGGTTCCGAGTTCAACTACGTCTCGCTGGCCGTGCCCGGCGAGGTGCGGCGGCTGCTGGTGCCCTCGTGGTTCGAGCAGCCCTCGGTGAAGCGCCCCCTGATCCTGCGGGCGATGGGAGGCTAAGTTGGCTTTTCCGCTTGAGATCCTTCGAACTGGCATCGGAATTGCAGACACCCTGACGAAGGGCGTGCAGGCCACGGTCACCTTGGAGCGGTGGACCGGGCAAACGACGTCCGGAACGCCGACGTATTCGGCGGCGGAATCGCTCCGTGCGGTGGTCGATTACAAGCAGAAGCAGAGCATGACTTCGACCGGCAAGCTGGTGCCTGTGATGGCCACTCTGACCATCGTTGGGGACGTTTCCCCGGCGATCAACCCGAAGGACCGGATTACACTTCCTGACGGGCGCACGGGACCCATCCTCGGGACTCCGGCGGCCGTCGTGGACCCGGAGACCGGGCGCGGGTTGATCACTGAAGTCTCGCTTGGCGCGTAAGGCTGTGGTATTCTCGGCTGGCACGGGCTAAGACCCCAAACCAGAGGTTGATATGCGCTAACCAGAAAGGCCCCGCCCGCTCCCGGTGAAAGCCAGATCAGCGGGCGGGGTAAGACGAATGAACGCACGTGAAGAAGGGAGCCCAACATGAGAGCGATTATCACGGCCGCCGGGAGCGGCAGCCGGTGGAACAACTACCTTGGCGTCCGCAAGCACCAAGCGATGGTGAACGGGGAGCGTTTGATCGACCGCACCGTTCGTCTGCTGCAGGCGCGAGGGATCAGCGACATCGTGATCACCTGCCATCCGCATCACCCCTACCACGCACTCGGGGCGCGGACGGTGACGATCCCCTACGAGTCCAGCAACGCGATGGCGCGGCTGGCGACTCGGCCGTTCTGGCATCTGACAGACCGCACGCTCGTCGTGCTCGGTGACGTGTATCTCACCGAGGCGGCGGCCGACATCATGGTCAAGGACCACGGGCTCGGCTGGACGCACTTCGCCCGCCTGAAGCCAAGCGCAGCCACAGGCAAGCCCGGCGCGGAGATGTTCGGCTGCTCCTTCGGTCCCGAGGACCACGACGTCTACGCGGACGCGCTGCACCGGGCTGGTCCCGGCAGCGACTGGCCCGCCTACTGCGCCTTCACGGGTCACCCGGTGGACACGGAGCCGAACGACATCCGGGACTGGGGCCACCACGTGGAGATCCCCGACGACGGCACCGATGACTTCGACTTCCCCGACGACTTCGAGCGCTTCCTGTTCCACCGTGGCCTTGGGCCCCGGCGCGTGCGGCGCTCGGACTTCGACGAGCCGTGGTTCGAGGCCCGCATGAAGGAACTCGACGCCTTCAAGAAGATCCACCGGAAGCTGTGGGAGCACTGCAGCATCGCGCAGGCGTTCGTGGATCGGTTCGGCAGCGGGCACCCGCGCAACGTCCTCGGGTTCGGGGTGGGCAAGGAGCGCCTCCCGGCTTGGTTCGCGGAGCAGGGAGCCTCGGTGGTAGCCACGGACCGACCCGCGCCGGGCGTGTGGAACACGGCGCAGCACGCTGCGGCGCTGGCGGACCTGCCCTACGAGGGCATCACCAGCAAGCCGACCTTCGACCGGAACGTGGCCTACCAGCCGGTGGACATGCGGGACATCCCCATCGGCCTGCACGGCCGGTTCGACTTCACGTGGTCCACGTCGTGTCTGGAGCACCTTGGCGGGGTGCGGGCGGGGATGAACTTCTTCCTCAACCAGATGCGCTGCCTGAAGCACGGCGGCATCGCGGCGCACACGACGGAGTTCCTGATCGGCGGGACGCCTTTCGAGGCCGAGAACCTCTGCGTGTTCACCGGGGCGCACCTGATCGAACTCACGCATCTGGTGGCGCAGCAGGGCAACCGCCTGTGGCCGATCCTGCTGACGCCGGGCACGCACCCGCACGACGCCTACGTCGATCACCAGCCGTTCCAACTCGAACCGCACCTCAACCTGAAGCTCGGCAACGCCACGTTCACGTCGGTGCTGCTCATCGCTGCGAGGATGGCATGAAGGAGAAGTTCACAGTCACGGCGGTCATGATCACCACTCCCGCTCGGGAGACCATCTGTAAGAGGACACTGGATCTCATTCAGAGGTCGCACGCGGACGATCCGCTCGGCATGCCCGAGGTGAACGTCCTCTGCTCCAACCAGCGAACGGCCACGGAGAACGTCATCTCCGCGCTGAAGGAGGGCCTGCACCGGGCGCTGCAGGTTGGCTCCGATTTCATTCTCTTTCTGGAGGACGACATCGAGCCGTGCAAGGACCTGTTCGGCAGCGTCGAGCGCTGGTTGACGGACCATGCCCGGCCCTCGATTCCGATGTATTCCTTCTCGGTGCCCCACCCGAAGATCCGGTCCATGCAGAAGTTCACGAGTTGGAACTACCCGACGTCCGTGTTCTGCTGCACGCAGGCGTTCGCGCTCGATGTGAAGTTCGCGCCGGGGCTCATCGCCTACCTCGAAAAGAACCCGACCGTGACCGGGCCGGACGGCGGAGTCAGCACCGGGGCCTACGATCTGGCGATGCGCTATTGGCTGCAGGCGCTCCGCATTCCGCAGATCTTGGCCTCCGTGCCAAGCTTCGTGCAGCACGCCGAGGTGGCCAGCACGCTCACACCCGGCAGCCGGGGCGTCAGGATGCCCCTGTGGGGCGGCCCGGACTACGTCTACACCGGCCCGGCCAAGCCCTCCGCGCCCCCGCCCGTGCGGGAGCGCCCAGTGCTGCTATGGGTGGGAGACGCGGGCTGCGACAGCGGCTTCGCCCGTTGCACTCATGAGATCCTCAAGACCGTGTCTCAGGAGTGGAAGGTCGTGGTGCTCGGGATCAATTACCGAGGGGAGCCCCACAACTATCCATACCCGATGCATCCGGCGGCGCGGGCGTTCACCCGGGAGGAGCCCTTCGGTGCTTCACGTCTGGCCGAGATGATCGACAAGTATGAGCCGGACGTCGTCGTGATCCAGCAGGACCCGTGGAACATCCCGCGCTACATGAAGGAGATCCCGAAGATCAACGCCATCCGGCCGAAGATGGTCGGGGTCATCGCCGTGGACGGGGCCAACTGCCGCGCCTCGATGCTGCAGGGGCTCGACCACGTGATCTTCTGGACCCGCTTCGCGCAGGAGGAGGCCAACCTCGCCGGTCTCAAGGCCCCAAGCACGGTGATCCCCCTCGGGACCGACCGCACGACGTTCACGCCGGGCGACAAGGTCGAGGCAAGGCAGGCCCTCGGGCTTCCCGAGGCTCTCTGCCGGGAAGAGATCTTCATCGTCGGCAACGTCAACCGGAACCAGCCGCGCAAGCACCTCGACCTGACGGTGCGCTACTTCGCCCGGTTCCTCGACGAGACGAAGGCGCAGGATGCGTTTCTCTACCTGCACGTGTGCCCCACGGGCGATGTCGGGGTGAACGTGCAGCAGTTGGCGGCCTACTACGGGTTCAGCGTGCCGAACTTCCGGCGGCTGATCCTGTCGCAGCCAGACGTGTGGGCGGGCGCAACGGACGAGGGGGTGAGGAACACCTACCGGGCGTTCGACGTGCAGATGACCACGACGCAGGGCGAGGGATGGGGCCTGACGACGATGGAGGGCATGGCCTGCGGTATTCCGCAGATCCTGCCGCATTGGTCGGCCCTCGGGGAGTGGGCCGCAGATGCCGCACTGATGGTGCCCTGCTCGATGACGTCCGTGACTCCGGTGGCGAACGCCATCGGAGGTATTATGGACGAACAGGCCGCCGTGCAAGCCCTCAAGGACCTGTATTCGAACCGGGAACAGCGGATGAACCTGCGTGAGCGCGGGTTGGCGCTGGTGGCCCGGCCAGAATACCAGTGGGCCCGCATTGGCCGCCGATACGTGGAGACACTGAATGCCGTCAGGAGCCAAGCTCAGGGGCGCTCGGGAGATGCGAAACAAGATCCAGCGGATCAAGAAGAACTTCCCGGATCGAGCGGGGGCGGCGCTGTATCAGGAAACGGAGATCGACTCGACCGAGGTGAAGCGGCGCACGCCGGTTGACGAGGGCCATCTGCGGGGGTCGGTTCACCCGCAGGGCCCGTTCCGGGAGCGCGAGATCATCTACACGCTGATCGTGTGTGGCGGCCCGGCGGCTCCCTACGCGATCTTCGTGCATGAGAACTTGACGGCCAAGCACGACGTGGGGCAGGCCAAGTTCCTCGAATCGGTCATCATGGAGAGCCGCCGGACGATGGCGGCCCGGGTGGCCCGGCGGTTGCAATTGGAAGACATGAACCGATAGGAGCAGACATGGCGACGTTTCTGGAAGATCTGGTCACGCTGATCGAGGACGCAGGGGCAGGCGACGGGGGCGTCGATCTGTTCTACTCGACCAATGCGAACGTGCCCCGGCTACCCTCGGGAGAGCCGACCGTCCACATCATCGAGACGGGCGGCACGTCGCCCGACCACACGCAGAACTCGGCCATCATTCCGGCCTACATCCAGCCTGCCGCGCAGATCACCGTGCGGGCGGATGCCTACGAGGATGCCCGCGCCCGCGCCGAGGAAGTGTATCTCGCGCTGAACATCCGAAACATGTTCGTGAACTCAGGTTGGTATGTCTGGATCAAGCCACTGCAGGAGCCGTTCGACGGCGGGGTGGACGAGACGGGCAGCCAGATCAAGGTGCAATTCAACGTCATCGCTAAAAAGGGAGAGAGGTAATCATGGCGGAACGAAAGAAGAAGGTCCTGTCGTTTGCGGAACTGGAGACGGCTGACGACCGGAAGTTCGACACGGTCGAGGCGTTCGGGGGCACCGTGCGTCTCGCCTCGCTGAGCGCGTTCGACATGCTGGCGTGGGTCGAGGAAAACGATGACAAGGAGAAGGCCAAGCTGGCGGGCTTCCGCATGCTGGTCAAGGCCCTCGTCGATGAGGACGGCAATGGCCTCCCTGCCGACCAGCACGACAGCATGATCGAGAAGCTCCGGCGCAAGGACGCCAGCGACTGCAAGAAGCTGATCGAGCGGGCGCTGAGGCTCAACGGCATCGGCGTCGGGAAGGCGGAGTCGGTAAAAAACGACTCCGGCGAAGCGGGCTCCGGCGCTTCGCCTGCCGCCTCGCCCTCGCCCTCGGCCGAGTAAGTCCAGACCGGCTGCTCAAGGAGATGTCCTACGAGGACCTCCTTGAGTGGCAGGCTTACGACCGGATCGAGCCCATCGGAGCGGCTCGGGACGACTGGCATGCGGCATCGATCTGCGCCACCATGTGGAACATCGCGGCGGCGCAGGCGGGGATGAAGAAGCACTTCGCGCCCAAGGATTTCCTGCTGGAGTTCGGCAAGACCCCCGAGGAGGCCGCTCAGGCGGCTCCACGGCAAAGCTGGCAGCAACAGCGGCTCATTGGTATGATGATGGCTGCCTCGGCCAAGGCCGAGGAGGCCCTCAAACAAAGGCGGCGTAAACGGTGAGTTTGGACATTGGCGTTCTCTCCGGACGGGTCGAGCTTGATGACAAGCTGACGCCCGTGCTCGACCTCTCGACGGTCTCCGTCGAGCAGTTCGAGCGAATGTTCTCTCGCATGGGAAGCACGGTGACGCAGCAGGCCACGGCCTTCTTCACGGCCGAGGTGGCGATTCGCGCCGTGGAGGGAGCGATCCGTTCGGCCCTCGGGATCGTGACGGACTTCACGACCCGAGGGGCGATGATCGGGGACGTCGCGGAGAGCTTCGAACGCCTCACCGAGGGCGCTGGCCGAATGGGCGACACGCTCCTCGGCAAACTGCGAACCGGCACGCACGGCACCATCGACGATCTGCGGCTCATGCAGATGGTCAATCAGGACCTTGCGGCCGGTCTGAACCTCACCGATGACCAGTTCAAACAGATGGCGGACGGCGCGTTCGCCCTCGCGCAGGCGACCGGGCAGGACGTCGCGCAGGCGCTGGAGACCGTCAATCAGGCGCTGCTCACGGGCCGCACGCGGTCCCTGCAGCAGTTGACCGGGCGCATCGATCTGGAGGCCGCCGAGAAGAAGTATGCGGAGACCCTCGGAACGACCGTGGACCACCTCACGAATGAGGGCAAGCTGCACGCGGCCCGCCTCGGCATTCTGGAGGCGGTCGGCAAGGCAACGGCCAAGCTCGGGGAGCAGACGGACGGCGTGGATGAGATCATCGCGCAGATCCAGACCACGTGGACGAACTTCTACAACGACCTGCTGAAGGCCGTCGCCACGTCCCCGAACGTCGTGAAGGCTTTCACGGCCATCCGGGACGCGCTGTTCTCCGCATTCGGGGACACGGCCAGCGTGCAGGAAAAGATTCTGGAGTGGGTGAACGCCTTCGCTGATCAGGTGGCCTACTACGGCCCGAAGGTCATCCAGTGGTTCCGGGACGCGTGGCAGTGGGTCACGAATCTCGCCAAGACCGTCGTGCAGGAGTGGAACACTCTCCCCGACTGGTTCAAGGAAGTGGCGAAATGGTCCGTGGCTGCGGGCGTCGGCGTCGTGGCTGCCGGTGGAGCACTGCAGGTCGCGGGCAATACCATCGAGGGCCTGATCGGTGTGGCGGGCAACCTCGGCACGGCGCTGACCTCGTGGCCGAAGATCTGGCAGGGCATCACGGGTGCCGTGGGCTCGGCCGCCGGAGTGCTCAAGACGCTGGACTTCTCCAGCTTGGCCGACGCCCGGGCGTCCGTCGCGCTGTTGGCGGAGGGCGCGATGGCCGCGATTGGCCCCCTCGGGGCGCTGGCCGTGGCCATTGGCGCGGTTGTGGCGGCCTACAAGATCGGCCAGACGGAAGCCGTGAGCGGGTTCTTCGAGAACCTCGGGCTCCGGCTGCAGGGCTTCTCCGCCGAGGAGGCGCGGGCCGCCATCGAGTCCCGCAAGCTGAACGAGGAACTGCTCAAGCAGGCTGACGCGGCGCACAAGACGGCGCAAGCCGCGCAGGCGGCCGAAGCTGCGGCTGCGGCTGCCGCCAAGGAGGCCGAGGCGAAGCGCGTGGCGGCCGTCGAGACGAAGAACCTGCAGGTCATGGAGCAGGCCCGCGCCCACATCCTCGCCAAGACCGAGGCCGAGTCCAAGAAGCTCGCAGCGGCGCAGGCCGAACTCAAGTCCTCCGGTGATTCGTGGAAGCTCACCGTGCAGGCGATGGACCAGACGCAGGTGGCCGCCATCAAGGGCTACCTCGAAGCGGGTGTCGCGCAGGGCACGCTGGCGACTGCCTACGGCGTGACGGCTACTCAGATCACGGCCGTGGCGAAGGCGCTGGATGCCGAACAGGAGGCCATGAAGCTGGAGGCCAAGGCTCAGCAGGATAGCCTCGCCCGGTGGAACGAGTATCACGCGCTGCGCGAGGCGCGGAGCGGCGTGGCGACCGATATGACGATGCTGCACATTCGGCAGTGGGAGCGGCAGCAGATCGAGTCGCACATCAAGGCCAAGACCGCGACGGCGGACTTCTACACGTGGGTCGGTCAGATGTCCCGCGAGATGTATCAGCAGGAGAACCAGCGTCGGCTGGAGGCGGACGTCAACAGCAAGGCGTATTGGCAGAAGCTCGCTCGGGACGCGCAGGAGGCTTACGACTTCGCGGCGCGGAACTCCTCGGAGTTCACGCAGACGCACATCCAGAACCTGAAGATGCAGGCCGATGCGGCGGCTCAGACGGCCGCCATGTGGCGTGCGGGCCTCGGCGGGGCGCTGGACAGCGTCTCGGCCAAGGCGACCGAGATCTCCGGCAAGATGTCCGGGCTGGCCGGGCAGGCCAAGGAGATCATGCAGAGCTTCTCCACGACGGCCGACCCGATCTCGGAGTATGACGTCGAGCGGCAGGGCGGCCCCAAGAAGCTGCTCGAAGACCTGCGTGCGCTGGAAAACTTGCTGCCGACCGCGCAGGCCAACGTGAAGGACTTCAAATCGTGGGATACGTATCTGCAGATGCAGTTGCGATACAACCTGCTCAAGCAGGCGTATCCGATGCTGCTCCAGATGCTGAAGAAGGATTCGCCGGGCTTCGCCGGGGGCGGATACGGAGACTTCGGTTCCGGCACGCTGGCGGTGCTCCACGGCAAGGAGGCCATCGTGCCGATGGAGGGTGGTGGTTCGGGAAGCATGGGCGAGTTCTTCGCCAGCCGGGTGCCGAAGCAGTCGGTGGTGTTCAACGTGAGTGTCAACGGGGACGGCAGGACCGTGGCCCGGGAAATGATGCAGAAGATCAAGATGAGCCGACAGTTCTGGTCGGCCTAACCTCGGGAGGGGTGAACAATGGCGCGTGGATTTTGGGAGACTCTGGAAACGGCAACTGGTGACGGCTCGACTCTGACGGCGGCTGCGGCTGCCTCGGCGCTCCCGTCGCAGGCGAAGTTCACTCTTCGCCCGAACTACTTCAACTCCATCGGCAAGCAACTGCTGATCAAGGCGGCGGGCCGCATCTCGTCCGTCATCACGACCCCGGGCACGGCGCGGTTCGACGTGCGCCTCGGCGGCACCGTGGTGTTCGACGGCCTCGCGGTGCTGCTCGACACGGTCGCGGCGCACACCACGGTGGGCTGGAAGCTGGAGATCTGGCTGACTGCCCGGGCCATCGGCTCGACCGGCAACCTGATGGGCGTCGGCACGTGGACGTGCGAGGACATCCTCGGGGTCCCGGCGACGGCCCCGAAGGGGGTCCTGACGGCCATCCTGCCGTGGAACACGGCCCCCGCGGTCGGGTCGAACTTCGACACGACGGCCTCACAGCAGGTGGACCTGTTCTTCACGCAGACCGTGGCGACCGGCAGCATGACGCTGCACCAGTTCTCGCTGATCGATCCGACGTCCAACGGCGGCAACTAAGGAGCCGACACGTTGGCCTTTAAGCCTCCCTTCTTCCCGGCGGCGGCTCCGACTCCGTCCAATCACTGGGCGGAGACGGGGCCCGTCGTCTATTCGGTTGATCCGAATTCCAGCTATTTGGCGGGCGGCGTTTCGGTCACGATCAGCGGCATCCGGTTTGCCAACCATCAGGACGGCTCGGCTCCCGAGGTGCTCATCGGCGGGGTGGCCGCCACGAGCGTGGTGGTTGTCTCCGCGACGGAGATCACGTGCGTCGTGCCTGCGGCCACGGAGGCCGGGGCCGTCGATGTCACGGTCACGACCTACGGCGGCAGCCACACGCTGGTGGATGGCTTCATCTACTACGAGGCCGTCATCACGGGCGTCGAGCCACCCTTCGGGCCCTTCGGCGGCGGCACCGACGTGGTCATCGTCGGCTTCAACTTCGTGGACGGTTCGACGGTGTTCTTCGGGGACGATGCGGCCACCAACGTGGTGTTCATCGATTCCTCGCACATCGCCTGCACCACGCCCTCGCACGCGGAGGGCTTCGTGGACGTGCGGGTGGTGGACCCGGATGACAATGAGGCCACCCTCCGAAACGGATTCAAATACACGCTGCTGGTGCGTGGCGAGGACTTCCGCCGGATGCCGGGCGTCGGCATTCGAGATGCGCTGAACAATGCCCCGAACACGGCGACGTTCTCCGTGGACGGCGAGAGTCAGGAACCGTTGCCCGGCGAGGAGATCGAGATCACCGATCCGGAGGACGGCGACCGAGTGCTCTTCCGGGGCATCATTCAGTCCGTCGATCAGGCTTACGAGGGCCAGACGAACCAACTGGTCTGGAACTGCATGGCCACGGACTTCACGTGGTTGCTCAACAAGTATCGCCCGTCCGGCAAGTATGTGAACGTGTCGGCGTCCACCGTGGTCATCGACCTGATGGCGAAGTTCGCCCCGGGATTCACGGTCGAACACGTGCAGACGAACCTCGCGCCGGTGTCGGCGGAGTTCGACGGCACGATGGACCTGATGACCTGCCTCTCGGAGATCGCCCGCAGCATCGGCGGCGGTCACTGGTATGTGGACTATGACAAGGACATGCACTTCTTCCACGTGCCTCCGCCCGAGGGCGTGGTCACGGTGCCGACTTCGCCGGGTCCCGGGACGCCCATTACGTTGACCGAGGACGGGCCCATCGAGTATCTGGCCAGCTTCACGACCGGCTACTACTACGTGCGGTCCACGTTCCTGTATTCGAATGGCGTCGAGTCGCGCCTCGGCCCCATCTCGGCCATCGTGCCGTTCACGGGCACGAACTACATGCAGATGGACGATATCCCCCTCGGGACCGACCCGGGCGGCGGGATCACCTGCGTAGGCCGCCGGATCTACTTCGGGCGCGGCACGTTCCCGATGATTCGCGGCTGGCGGATCAATGACAACACGACGACCAGCATCACGGTGTTCCCGGGCGGCATCGTCGCGGCTCCCATCGTCTACGAGGGCAGTCAGGGTGCGATCATCACCCCGCCGGTTACCCCGCCCACCCCGGCCCCGATCACGGCCCCCGTGGTGGGCATCGTCACCTACGATGATCCGTTCTTGAACCCGAGTGGGACCAACTTCCCGCCTCCGAACGTGCAAACGGGCTCGAACGGGAACTGGGTGTTTCAGGCGTCGGCGGTCTATCAGGACGGCACGGAGTCCCTGCCGTCGCCATTCTCGAACTCGGTGTATCTCGGGCAGACGCCTCTGCCGAGTGGCACCGGGCCGGGCCTCTCGACGACGCTGAACTTCCCGACGTTCCTCTCGCTGCCGCTCTTCCCGGACATCAACGGGGTGAGCCCGGCCTACTACAAGATCTATGCGAAGAAGCTCCCACCCACGGGCAGCGGCGGGATCATTGTCGATGACCCGGCGGTCTTTATCCCGCACTTCTGGTGCAACATGCCCTACGGCAGCACCGGGGAGCCGGACAACACCGAGATCGACTACGGCGACCGGCCGCGCTTCACGGGAGACACCCCGAGTCTGATTTGGCCGAACCCGGATGGGCCGTATCTGGAGGATACCGATCCGCCGGAGGACATCGATCACAACAGCACGCTGCTGATCCGGGACCAGCCGATCACCAGCACGAAGGATCAGTCGCAGCTTCGGAACCGCGTGACGATCCTCGGCATGGGCACCTCAGTGACCGAGGATGCCGCGCCGGGCGACAGTCAGCTTCAGGTGTCCGACTGCTCGATCTTCGGGGAGGCCGGAGGCGAGATCATTGTCAACGGCAAGGTGCTGATCTATTTCGCGCCGGGCACGAACGAGCCGGGTCCGGGCGCGGTGTTCCTGACGCAGGCGATCACGGACGCCATCCCGGCGGGAAGTTCCGTCCGGTTCTACATGCAGATCAACGACTTTGCCTCGCAGGAAGCGATGGGCAAGGTCGAACTGGACGCGGACGGCAACCCCACGGACGGCGTTCACGAGGTGGTCATCAAGGACGACTCCCTGTATCTACCGCAGCAGTTGTATATGCGGGCGAACGCGGAACTGGAGTTGTTCTCCAAGCCCATCATCACGGTTCGGTATTCTACCCGCGACCCGAAGTCGAAGTCCGGCCAGCGTGTCAACATCAACCTGACCAACCCGCCGATCAGCGGCACGTTCCTGATTCAGGACGTCTCCATCGACCAGATCCACGACGAGTCGGATCTGGTCCTGCCGCGCTACAACGTGACGGCCTCCTCGGTGCGATTCGACCTCGAAGACCTGCTGATGCAGATCGGCAAGGAGACCATCGGCTCTGGCGGAGCGGCCGTCAGCACCGGGCTCGTCGGAGTGGGCAGCATCGGGGGAAGCGGCGGCCTGCTCCGAGGGGACGTCCATCCGCAGGGAGTGTTCGAAGCTCCTGTGGGCACGACCTACATCCGGAGTAACGGCGTCCGCTACTACAAGCAGGGAGGCGGAGAGACCCGCTTCGGCTGGTATCTCGACATGCCCGCGCAGGCCTCGCAGGGCTTTGGCCCCACGGTCATGGGCTCCATCGTGGCCGAGGCCGTGGCGATCACCGGCACCGGCATCCCGATCCAGATGTCGGCGTGGGCCAACACGAACCCGGGCACGCCGGTCTACCAGACAATCAACGGCCGTTACTATCGGCGTTTCAACGCCGGGCCGACGATCAACACGACCAGCTACGTCAACAACGGCACGGCCTTCTCGACCTCGCTGTGGGACCGTCCCTTCGACGCCGTGGCCCGCATTGCGGTGGCCGACATCTCTTCGGTCCGGATCTTCTTCGCCATCAGCACGGTGGCGCTGACCGATTCGCAGACTATCGTTTCGCCTGCTACGCCCGGATGGTATACGGCTATCGCCTACCGTTCGGACGGCGGAGAGGGCGCGTGGGTGGGCCTGACGAAGAATGGAGCCAACAACCTGAGCACGACCAGCGGGCTGGCGACCATCGTCGGCGGTTCCTCGGACCTTCCGGCGGAGGCCATCCTGCGTATCCGTTGGATTCCGGCCTCCGGAGATACGCCAAGCACGGTCTACTTCAGCATCAACGACGGCCCGGAGACGGCCGAAACGAACAACGTGCCCGAGGGGGAACCCTCGGTGCCTGCGATCTACTTCGGTGGCACGAACAAGGTCGGGGTGAATCGGTTCTTCTATCACAAGTCACTGCTCATCGCAGTAGGGGAGTAACATGGCGCGGAAAAAGGGCACGACCACGGCAACGTTCGATCTGCAGAGCTTCCTGCAGGATATGCGGGAGGAGCAGCGGGGTTCTCACAGAGAACTCAGCGAGAAGATCGACAAGGTTGGAGGCACCGTGGCCGAACACGACAGGCGCATCACGGTCGTCGAGGGCACCCGCAAGACCGTCCGGTGGCTCGGCATGACTTTCGGCGCGGCGCTGATCGCGTTCCTCTTTCACCTGATCTCGACGCTCTATATCGGCGGGTGAAGCTCGTCCGCCAGCGTGCCGCCTCCGACTGCGGCATCGCGTGCTTGGCCATGCTGATGGGCAAGACCTACGCGCAGGCGGCCTCCGTGATGGCCTCAGTGGCTCCACGGGCCCGCACCGAGGGCGTTTACGTGCGGGAGTTCGCCACGGCCGCCCGGCGGGCCGGTATCCGGCTGCGCCGGTCCCGCACGCGGCTGACGAGCAAGGCCGTCGTCACGGTGCTGTGGTCCGGCCGCCGGGCCAAGGAGAACCCCGGCGGGCACCTCGTCGTGATCGACAACGGTTATGTCTACTGCCCGAAGGAAGGCGTCTCGCTCGGCTTGACGGATTACCTGAAGAAATGGCACGGGAGGACGGGAACTTTCCTCGGCGTGATCGGCAGTTAGTCGTATGATGGAGGCTCGATGAAGACAGTCCTCGTTTCCGGCACCCACGACTGGCGCAACGACGACACCACGACCCGGTGGTATATGCCCGGCTCCGCCTTCGTCTCCTTTCTTCGGAGCAACGGCATCGAGCCGCTCTTCGGCAGGAACCACGAGGGGGAGGCCGTGCCATTCATCTGGTCCACGAACCTCGGGGGCGTCGGGTTTGGCGATGGCGATCTGCTGGTGTGGGCCTCGGCGGGCTGGAACCTCTATTGGTTCTGCGTGCCTCCGCAGTGTCCCGAGAGGGCCGTCCCGGGCGATCAACTGAACGTGATCACCCACAGCCATGGCATGCAGGTCGCCCTCTACGCGGCGGCCCTCGGGCTGAAGATCCACACGCTAATCACGGTGACCGGGCCCCCGCGCAAGGATATGCGCGACGTGACAGCCAAGGCCCGGCCGAACATCAAGCACTGGCTGCACATCCACTCCGACAACTCGGACTGGTGGCAGGTGTTTGGCACGCTGTTTGACGGCAAGGTCGGCTCCGGGCGCAAGCACCCGAGTGCCGACGTCAACGTTCGCGTGGACGACGTGGGGCACTCCGGGCTGCTCCGGAACCCGACACAGTTCGCGCAGTGGCAGGAACAGGGATGGTTGGAGGTGCTCAAATGAAACGACGACAGCAACGTGCGGTCCATCCGGACCTCTATCAGAACAACTACGCGATCTTCATCGTGCTCGTGCTCATCGGCATGCTCCTGATGGGAGGCTGCGCCCTTCGTCGGCCGCCATCCGTGGTCGAGTTGGCCGTGTCGGTCGAAGTCACCCTCGGCCAGTTGCAGGACGAAGAGCGCAAGCTGTGCAACGTCGTGGACGCCAGCACGAAGCGTCCGGTCACGACCTGCACTCCGTTGGCCCACCAGATGGGCCTGACGACGGCGCTCCACATCGATATCTCGTTGCAGTTCTTGGCCGCCTTCGCGGCGCAGCGGGAGGTGGCGCTGGCTCTCAGCAAGGGCGACCCGTTGAAGGCGCTGGTGCCCCTCGGGCAGGCCATCCTGCGGCTCGATTCCCTGCTCACGAAGATCAACGGCGTCAAGGAGACGCAGATGATCCACGCCCTCATCGCTACGCTCAAGGAGCGCGTCAACGCGCTCGGCAAAGGAGTCTCGTAATGCTGACGCCCGCCGAAATCATGGTCGCAGCCGAGATCGTCAAGGCCCTCGGGAAGCTCGCCGTCGTGGGCATCCCGGCTATCTCCGGGGCCCTGCAGGCGATCTTCGGCGGCAGCAAGTCACCCGAGGAGATCGCCAAGCTGGTCCAGTGGCTGGCCTCCGATGCGACGTTCCGCATGGAGATGGCGAAGAAAGACGCAGGTCTCGCATGATCCGTCTCGCACGACATTCAGTGGCATGGAACGACCGGGCCAAGTGCGGCCTCGTCGTGTTCTGCGAAGGCGACCCCGCCGTCGTATGGGCGCAATACTTCAACGTGGACGGTCAACTGCTCGGCCAGCGGTTCCGCGTGTCCACCGAGGGGTCCTTCTGCGCGTGGGCAATGGTGGCGGCCTCCGGCTCCGATGAGTCGTTCGCTATCACCTACCTCGCGTTTGACAACGGGGCCAACACCCGGTGGCTGCGAAAGGTCAACGACGTCACCGTCTCGGAACCGATCCGTGTCGTGGACACCGGCGGGGCCAGCACTTTCACCGAACGCTGCGGCATCGTCTGGACCCCGTGGGCTTGGTTCGTGGGCACGGCTCTGATGGCCGGGGACGTGCGCGTGCCCGTCGTCGCCAAGGTCCCGCACGGCGGAGCACCCGTTCAACTCATGGCGCTGGCCGGTGCGGACTCGTTTCGCGGCGGCCCGGTGCTGGCCTACCACGATGGCGTCGTCTGCGCCTTCGGCTTCGGACGAGCGTGGGTGCAGATGCTCGATCCGGTCACGTTGACCACGGTTGGCGCGTTTCGAGAGCTTGACGCCTCGGGCGACAAGTGCGAGGACCACGAAGTAACGTGGACCGGGAAGGCGTTCCTTTGCCACTGGTCGCGCCCGGGCCTTCGGGTCCTCCGCGAAGTGACGCGCACGGCGACGGGCGACCCGATCATCACCCCGTCCGAGGGCACGAATACCCTCGCCTGCCACCCGGCCCTCGGCCGCACCCTGATCGTGGGTAAGGGCGAGGAGGCCTCGCTGGCGGCCGAACAGTGGCCCACGGCGGCCCCGGGGGCCCGGGATACCCTCCGGCTGGCCCTGTGGGACGGCCGGGTGCCGGAATACGCCCAGTCCATTTGTGTAATCCCCGGGGGGTGGGTGGTGGCCGCCGATTACAGCCCGCAGGCCGGGGGTGGCCGCCTGCTGCCCGTCAGGGGCGGGGACCAGCCGCTCCGGGCCCTCAACCCCGAGGTGCCCCTGCCGGGCCCGCAGCCGCCCGCCGACCCGCCCAAGCCGCCCAAGCCGGGCCCGACCCCGATTCCCCCGGCCGAACCCGCTCCACCGAAGATCACGGCCGTGCTGGCCAGCACCGGCGGCGGGGACGCCCCGCTCTCGGTGCAGTTCCAAGCGGTCATCTCCGGCGGGGAGACGGTGGGGGTGACATGGAAGCGCTGGTTGGACCCCTCGCGCACCGTTCCCGAGGGGACGCTGCCGTCCTCGGAGCGGCCGGTATTCGTGCTGGCCGAACCGGGCCTCTGGTCAGTGTCCGCAACGGTGGACGATGTCGGAGGAGAGACCACCGTTGTGGCCACGGTCATCGTCACCAAACACGCAGAGAAACCGGCTCCACCTCCGGCCCCCGATTGGCGTAAGATCCTCGGAGGCCTGTTCCGCAAGCTGCTGAGGCGCTCATGAACGTCACCCGAATGGTCGATCAACTGATCCTGCACGAGGGCTACCGGATGAAGCCTTACCTCGATACGGAGGGCTTCCTGACGGTGGGCGTCGGCTACAACCTGTCCGCCCGGGGCGTGGACTTCATCAACCGCACCATCGGCACGCGCTTTGCAACACCGCAGGAGGTGCGGCTCTCCCGGGAGCAGGCCGTCTCGGTGCTCAAGGCGGACATCGCCCGCATCGAGAAGGCCATCCCGGGCCTGCTGCCGGAATACACTGCGCTCGACGAGGTGCGCCAGCGGGTCGTCGTGGACATGGCGTTCAACCTCGGGCGCATGAGGGCGCTCGGGTTCAAGAAGGCCATTGCGGCTCTCAAGGTCCGCAACTGGAGCGCCTGCGCCAAGGAACTCTACGCCTCGAAGTGGGCCGACCAAGTCGGGGATGGCCCGGGCCAGAAGTATGACCGCGCCGATCGTCTCGCGGACATGATCCTGACGGGCAACGACTACACGAAGTGACATAGGAGTCAACATCGATGAATATCCGAGAGGCCATCAAGAAGTATGGCAGCCAGCGGAAGGCTGCTGCCGCACTGGGCATCACGCGGAACGCCCTCCAGTGGCGGCTCCAGAAGGAACAACTCGCCAACCCGACCCCGCAGGAACCCGGTCCCGAGGACGTGCAGGCCGACATCCAGCAGGCCGCCGACCGATCCTCGCAGCACACGCTGAAGCGGAAGTATGAAGAGGCCCTCAAGATCATCGAGCGGCAGACCCGGGTCATCGGCGCGTTCGACGTCCTCGGGTCCGCCATCGATCCGGTTCGGATCGAGCCCCGGCTCGGCACCTCCAAGAACGAAGGCACCGTGGTGTGGGTGGCCTCCGATTGGCACGTGGAGGAGAACGTCGGCCCCGAGATCGGCGGCCTGAACACCTACAACGTCGAGATCGCGCAGGCCCGGGCCACGAAGTTCTTCAGGAGCGGCCTGCGGCTGACCAACCTGCTCCGGCAGGACATCGAGATCCGGACCATCGTGCTGGCGCTCCTCGGGGACTTCATCACGAACCACATCCACGGCGCGGAAAACGCCGAGATGAACGAACTGCAGCCCGCGCACGCCCTCGTGGCCGCGCAGAACATGATCATCGGCGGCATTGAGTTCATCCTGCGGGAGTCGGACTATGAGATCGTGCTCCCGTGCCACTCGGGCAACCACGGACGGACGACGCAGACCACGCGCTTCGGCGCGGAGAACGGGCACTCGCTGGAATACCTCATGTATCTCCATCTGGCCGCCTACTTCCGCAACGAGCCCCGCGTGAAGTTCATCATCCCGGACGGCATGCACTCCTACCTCGACGTCTACGAGACGACGATCCGGTTCCACCACGGGCACGCCGTGAAGTATCAGGGAGGCGTCGGGGGCATCTACATTCCGGTCAACAAGGCCATCGCGCAGTGGAACAAGGGCCGCCATGCGGACCTCGACGTGTTCGGGCACTTCCACCAGATGCGCGACGGCGGCAACTTCATCTGCAACGGGTCCATGATCGGCTACAACGCGTTCGCCCTGTCGATCAAGGCGGATTACGAACCGCCGAAGCAGGCGCTGTTCCTGCTCGACAAGAAGCGCGGGCGCACCTGCACGTGGCCCATCCTCTTCTAGGCGACTCTACAAACAGAAGGAGGTGAGGGAATAATGCCGATCTATTGGGGACCCGTGGGTGGGGCACCAAGCATGCTGTTCTGGTTGCTTGGGATGATGGCGATCATCATCGTCATGGCGCTGACCGAGAGCGATGAGCCATGTCCGCCTCCGCCACCCGAGTGCCTGAACTGTGCGGACGGTTTCAAGAACAACATGAACGGAACCGACTACTGCACATACGTGGAGCAAGGCTCCGGCGGAGGAGAAGGAGGCGGCCCCGGCATCTAGGGGCCAACTCGAATGAGTCTTGATAAGGCGATCAAGGCGGGGAAAGAGCGGCGCAGGCCATACTACGGGTCTGCCCGCTTCGACCCTTCGTGCCGACATCAGCGGGGAGGAACGCCCTGCCCGTGGTGCAGGCGGAACCGAAGAATTCAGACGATCCGTTCAGACGCGAAGGCACGTTCAGAATTAATGAACAAGGAGGAATGATGAACGCCCCGGCGATCCGCTCGAAGATCCAGTTCCAAGAGCTATGGGAGGCGGGCGTGCTTGGCAACCGCCTCCGCACGTGGCGCGACCCGCAGGCCGCCTACGACTCGGGCGTGCCCCTCGTCGGCTTCCGTCAGCTTGGCGCGGGCGGCGGGGGCGCTTTCGAGATGGCCCAACGCCCCGACATCCTCGGGACGGCCGCCCGGTGGGCCGCCGAAGGGCGGCGTTATAGCGTCAGCGAGGCCGCGCCGGACCACATGGGGACGATTCAGGGCGAGGTGTGCCGAGGGCTTGGGGGTTGGCACGGGCTTCTCGGGCCCGTGGTGGACGGCCGCCGGATGCGGGATTCGATCCGGGACGGGCACCTGAAGCCGGTGTCGGGCGTGCAGGTCCTCGACCTCCTGCTCCGGTTCATGGACCCGAGTAGCCGGGATGACCTTGAGGCGCTCCTCGAAGTCTATCCCGGCCACACGGTGGAGTTCACTTGCTACGCCGTCGACCTCGGGTTCCTGCCGGGCAGGAACACGGTGTTTTGGGAAGTCCGGAACTACTGATCCGTGTAGATCTCCGCGTCAGCCTGACTGATGTTGCAGGCCCCGAAGTGTCGATGCTTCGTGTAGCGGATGCCCTTGCCGGTCTTCCGGTAGAGCTTGTGCTTACGCGTGCTGCCCGGATGCTTGGCCCGCCAGCCCATCGGAACTTCGATGCCGTCGTTCAGGCGGGCAACGAACGGGGTCAGCTTGTCCTTTTCTCCCCGGTCGAAGTGAACCACGGCCTTCGCTGTGCCCGGCGTCATGAAGTAACGACGACGGATCTTCTTGCTTGGCAGCGAGAATGACACTTCCCTCGTATCGCACCGGATGTATTGCGCCTCCGGAAACCGCGACATCACTGCCTGCGCGACCATACACGCGGAGGCATTCTTGAGGATGCCTTTGTCGATGTGATCCTGTCGCACCTCCAGAACAAGTTGAGGAGCGACCTTGCCTCGCTTCTGTGTCCCATTCATACGTTCCTCCTTAGAGCGGGGACCCATTCCCCGTCACGAACAATGGCACGTTCCTCTCGTGCCGTGAAAGCGCCCGGCGACACGCCGGGCAACGCGGACAGTCCTTGACGAGTCCCTGCTTCCGCAGGGCCGCGATGGCGGCCGACCCGGCACGCTGCATCCCGAACACCGGATGCCGAATGTCGAGATGCTTGGCGACCTGCACGCTAGTCGTGCCCGGGTTGTCCCGGATGAACTCGTAAGCCTTCTTCAGGTTTCCTCTCACAGGCCCTCCCATACGACTCCTCCTTCTTCAAAAGACCCACCCGGCATCGCCGTGTAGACCACGCTGGCCACCTGAGTGGCCCCGCGAGGCGTGGTTTCCCACGGGCCGGTCAGCACCCAGTCGTCGGGGGCGCTGACGGACAGGATGAGCGGCCTGCCGGGCAACTCCCGGCAGGCTTGTTCGACGTCCCGGACGATCCGTGCGGGGATCAAGCGACCCATACAAGCTCCTTCTTGGCGCGGGTGATGGCCACGTAGGCGATGTTCTGCTCCTCGTTGACCGTGGTGGACTCGCTGTGGCGCAGGGTGCTGGCCAGCACGAACACCCGTTCGGCCTCCAGCCCCTTGGCCCGGTGAACGCTGCTGCAGGTGATCACGCCCGCCTGCCCGAGGCCGTCGTCCGTGAAGAGGGCGTCGATCCGCGCCTCGACATCGCTCACGCTGCGGGCGGCCTCCCCGAGGTTGACCAGCATCGCGGCCTGATCCGCAATCGCGTCGGCCTTGTCCTGCCGCCCGGCGCGGGCCATCTTCTCGCCCTCGCGGTTGGCCCAGTTCTGGATCTTCTCCATCAGGGCCGGGAGGCTGGAGGCCGCCGGGCCCTTGGCGAGGCGGCGCAGGAGGGCCTTGAGGCCCGCGCCGATGTCGCGCCCGGCCACCCGGGCCCGCTTGCCCTCGCGCAGGAGGGTCATCGCGGTCTCGACCAGCGGCGCGTTCACCCGGCTCAGGAGGAAGTCGCCCGGCTGGATCGTCTCGACCAGCTTCTGCATCGGCAGGTCCGTGATCCCGCCCTCGGCGTTCGCGGGCCCGGCTTCGAAGTCCGGCACCAGCTTCTTGGCCTCGTCGACGATCACCCGGCCGCAGCGGTAGGTCACCGTGAGGCCAAGCTCCGTGGCGTTCAGTTCCGTCTTGAGGCGGTCGAGGCTACCCGAGTCCGCGCCCCGGAACCCGTAGATCGCCTGCCGGTCGTCGCCCACCACCGCGAGGCGACCCTTGCAGATCCCCCGGGCGATCATCAGTTGCGCGACCGTCATGTCCTGCGCCTCGTCGACGACCACCAAGTCGTAAACCGGGTTCACCCACTTGTTCCGAACCGGCAGGAAGATCATGTCCGCGAAGTCGATGCCGGTCTTGACCGGCTTCTCGGCGGCGGCCAGCACCATCGCCTTGTAGGCGGCGGCGCACACGAAGCGCAGGTCGTAGCGGCTGCCCGCCCACCGCTCGTCGGGGACGCATTCGAAGGTGACCGCGAGGTCTTCGAGGTCGGCCGCGCCCGTGGCCAGCGGCTTGATCTCGCGGGCCTTGCTGTGGAGCTTGGTGACGAGGCGCTTGATCGCATCCGGGTCCGTCTGCGCCGTCACGCGGGCCGTCAGATCGTCGGCCCGGTCGGTGTTCTTGGACACCCGCAGGCCCTCCCAATACTTCATCACGATGCTGAACCCGATGGAGTGCAGCGTCTTGGCGGCGGCGTTCGGGCTGGTCAGGCGCGAGGTGAGTTCCTCGGCAATGCGCTTATTGAAAGCGCAGAGGAGGATGCTGGCGTCGGGGGCGCGGTTCACGCCCTCGATGATCGTGGTGGTTTTGCCCGTCCCGGCGCGGGCACGGACGATGAGGTTCGAATCGTTGGGCTGCTCGAACCAACCGAAGATCGCGTTCTGCTGGCTGCTCCACTGCTTGCTCATACTTGACCCTCCTGCCGGGCTGCGCCCGGACGCACTGGTCATGTGCAAACGCCGTGCCACCCCACTTTGGGCCCGTTTATGCCCATTCCGGGCACGGGACCGGCCGTCGAGGTTACAGACGTGGTATGCCGATTACGTTCGTCCGAGGTTCAGCCGGGCGGCCACCAGCCGGTCCCGGCCCGCGTCCCCCGTAGGCCGCAACCCGGCCCAACGGCCGCCGTCGAGGCCCGACAGGTGGCGCTGGATCTCCGCCCGGTCCTTCGGGTCCACCCGGTCGAGGGCCCGCTTCGCTGCGTCGAGGAAGAACTCCCGGCGGTTCATGACGCCCTCCGCACCATCGTCACGACGTCCCCGGCCTTCGGCGCGGGCGCGTCAGTCTTGATGCGCCAACCCCGGGCGTAGAAGAAGTCGTAGTCGACGCTCCCGTAGACTGCGAATCGGCAATCCTTCAGTGGTGTCATCGCTCCTCCGTTCTTGAATGGAACCGAGGAAGTCCCGGCCTTCGGCCGCAGCCTCCAGCACGTCCCCGGCTTCCGCCATTCGTCGGTTCAATCGACCAAGGTCCATGACCCCCTCCTTCACCGGGGATCATACAACGGGACCCCGGACCCGTTACAAGAGAATCGACATCAGAATGGTCCCGAGGAAGTAAGCCGCGCCAACCACCCCGAGCCACTTGTCGCCATCGCGCTTCACGCCAGTGTGTGATGCACGACCCGTGCCAACCGGAATCGGCCCGGAAACGCGGGCTGGACCCGAGGGCGTCCCCGGGAGGGGACGACAGAATTGTCAGAGTGACCACGAACGTTGTCATCGCCCTCGGGGCCGTGCCCCGGATTCAGGCGCGTGCTCGACGGCACGGGACTTGCATCACACATGACGGAGGTGAACCCTATGGCAGCAGCCTCACGTCAGGTTCGTCTGGACGACGGATTCCTCTACGAGATCCGCCGGGGGATCGTCTACGGGCAGTGGCGGCGCGATTCCCGGGAGATGAGCCCCGTGGTCGATCCGGCGGTCATCAAGGAAGTGCGGGCAGCCCTCGAAGCAGCGAGGCGGAGTTGAGACGAACCGGGCAGCAGCGTGAAACGTCGGCCATCATGCCGGACCTCCCGCGCCCGTTCCGCATCGGCGGCCGGGCCGAGGCCACGTTGATCGGTGAATACACGCGGGTCGTCTCGGAGGCCCGGCGCGAAGGTTGGCTCAAGCCGCTCGTCGCGGCGCACGGCACTCCTTGCACTCAGGAGGAGGCCATCGTTATGATGACGGACGCGCTGGAGATGGGGATCTGGCCGCCACGGCCGTTGGCCCCGCGATACGGGCCGGTCAAGATCGTGTTTCGGCGCGGGGTGCGTGGCCGGGCGGGAGCCCGGCGGATCGTGCTGCCAAGCACGCCCGGCGGCAGGATCGGCTGCCTGCGGGTCGGGTTGGCGCTCCACGAGGTGGCGCATACGATTGCCGACCGGGCGCACGGTCGGCGCTGCAAGCACGGCCCGGAGTTCAGGACCACGCTCCGGAAGCTGGTCGAGCACTGGTGGTCAGGAAGGAAACGTATGGACCTGCGAGAAGTCTACGACCGGCACCCCGGGCCCTACAGCCTCGTGATCACCAAGGAGGGCGGCAAGTCCGAGGTGATCGGTCCGTTCCCCACGGCCGACTCAACGCACGAAGCTGCGAAGCGCGTCTACGCGGAGAAGCGCGTGCTGATGATCTGCGTGTTCAGCGACCACCTCCGCTACTTCATCGGAGTCAACTATGACGAGGACAACATCGGAAGGCTGGAACTGGCTCCTGAACGCGAACAAAGAACACTACTTTCGGAACGGCAAGAGCCTGTGCAGCCGGTGGGGCCTGTTCGCGCAGCCGAAGAGCCTGCCGAGCGAACCCATGTGGAAGCCCCCGTGCGTGACGTGCCAGCGGCGGCGGAACGCCGAGTTAGCAGCCGCAAGCCCGGAGCCCTCCTCGAACTCGACCCCGGCAACGCCGAGCAGTGGCCCCGCTCTGCAGCGGCGCAACTGATCCGCAGCACCCTCGAAGCCCACGGCGCGATGAGCGCGTCGGCCTTGGCCGACGCCACCCGCCAGCAGATGATCGAACTGAAGGTCGCCCACCCGGCATCCCTCGTCTCCCGACTGAAGCAGGCCGGGCTGCTTCGGATCAAGGAGGAAGTATGAGCAACCGACGACGTCGCAAGCGCATGGCAGCCGGGGCAGCGGCTGCGGGGAAAGCCCCCGAACCGTCCTGCCACCTGACCACCGGCCGTGGAGCGCAGCCCTACGACGAGGAAACGCTGGCGATCCTCGCCCGGCTCGTGCCGGGAGCCGAGTTCGTCCATCCTCTCGGCATCCCTGACGAAACGGACAAGGATCGGCTGTCCCGCGCCCGGGGCATGGCCGGACATCACAAGCGCCCGTTCGCTGCCGTGCTGCGGCTCGACACGATGGGCACGCTCTACTTCAAACAACTCGCCCTCGGTCACGCGTCCCGAGTCCTCGTCATGCACTCGAAGGTGCGCCACGTCGGAGCCGACGCGGTCTGCCCCTTCCCGACGATGATCGTCGTGTTCAACGGGACCAATCGGGGCGACCGGATTCCCACGGCTCCGGTGGAGTGGGAGGCCTCATGAGCGGAGGGCCTTCTCTCATCGGCAGGCCGGAAGCCATCATCGGACAGCCAACCGTAGGCGAGTGGTTCGTGGCGACCAACGTCACGTGCCCTTCGCCCTGCGGGCGGACGCACCTGCTCCACGGCAAGCCCGGCGCGGGCGTCGGGTGCCTCGGCTGCGGGAACACCTATCAACTGACCGGCCTGCCGGTCGTTGATCCCACCACGGGTCAAGTCCAGATCCCCCTTGCCTTGGGCCGCCTGCCCGGGAGGACAACATGAAATTCCTGTTCTTCACCGTGATCCCGCGCCTCGTCGTGGCGCTGATCATGTTCATCATCGTGTTCGTGCCCTTCCTCGTTGGTCTGCTCATGACGGCCATCGTCGGCGGGTATCAACTCGGCTACCGCACGTGGAACCGGCTGGCGGACTGGATCTCCAACGTCCAGCCACGGAGGGGAGGCTACCGATGAAGCGACTCGTCATCGTCGAGGGACCTGACGGAGGGGGCAAATCCACGGTCATCGACGGCCTCGGGCTGGCCCCGAGGAAGTTCCGGGCGCTGAGGGCGGGCGTCGGGGCCACGGCTGCCGATGGGACCTGCAGCGATCAGGCCACGGAGGGGTGGGCGGGCAACCGACCGGCGGTTCGCGCCTACCTCGATCAGGTGGCAGCCCACCTCTCGGAACCCATCGCCTTCGACCGCTTCCACCTCTCGGAGATCGTCTACGGGCCCATGCTCCGAGCGGCAGCCGGTGTGGACGCCCTCGAAACGCTGGCGATCAACCAGACGTTGGAGGAACTCAGGGTGCCGGTCATCATCTGCCTGCCGCCCTACGAGGTGACCCTCCAGAACGTCCAGCAGCCCGGCCGGGAGCGGCCAGCCTTCCAAACGGAGGCGTTCCTGTTGGAGGCCCATCACCGTTGGACCCTCGTGAGGGACGCACTTTCTCGCTACCAGAATGTGGTCATCTTCGACTACACTCAGATGACGCGGGACAGCCTGAACCTGAACGTCGAAGCTGCCCGGATGATCTAAGGAGCGCATGGCACGCACGAAGGACCCCGGGCAGGGCAACTTTCTCGATGGCCTCTATAGGGACCAGATGCACGAATCCGTCTCCGAGTGGCGTCTCCCGGAACTCCCCAGTCTGCACGGGGTCTCCGAGGTGTTCATGGACTTCGAATCCACCGGCGTTCGTTGGTGGGATGGCGACGTGCTCATCGGCGGAGCCATCCTCACCGACGACGGCCGGTCGTGGTATTTCCCCGTGCGCCATCGGGTCGGCCCCAACATTGATCCGGCGACGTTCTTCCGGTGGTGCAAGGGCGAGTTGGCCGGGAAGAAGATCACCAACATCCGGACGAAGTTCGACCTGCATCTGGCCCGGCGGGACGGGGTCAACTTCGACGACTTGGGCTGCACGTTCGGGGACGTCGCGCACTACGCGGCGCTGCTCGACGATCACCGGCAGCGATTCAATCAGGAAGTCCTCGCCCGCGACATCCTGAAGGACCCGGCCGGGAAGATGACCACGGTAAACGGGTTCGTGCTGGACCCCACCAAGTTCGCGGACTACCCTGCCGGGCTGATCGCGCACCGGGCCATCCATGACGTCACGACCGTCGCCCGGCTCAAAGCCGCCATGTGGCCCCAACTGACGGCGGAGGACCTGCACCGGGTGCGGGAACTCGAAGAGCAGATCATCCCGGCCGTCGTCGAGATGGAGCACAACGGCGCTCCGATCAATCAAGAGAAGCTGCACCTCTGGTGCGAGGAATCTCAGCGGGATCTCGAAGCGGTCATGTGGCGCATCCAGAAGGCGGGCCACAAGCTGGCGACCCCGGACTCCCGGGACGACATCATGCGGATGTTCAAGAACCTCAAGATCGAGGTGCCCCTCGACCCGGAAACGGGCCAGCCGAGTTTCGCGGACTCGCTGCTGGAGAAGATCGAACATCCGACCGTGCAGGACCTGCGGGAGGCCAAGCAACTCGCCAGCCTGCGGTCGAAGTTCCTGCTCAAGTATCAGAGCAGCACCTCCCGCGACGGCATCCTGCGCTACGAACTGCACCAGTTGCCCTTCCAGCGGGAGGACGAAGACGGCGGCGGGGGCGCGGTCAGCGGCCGGTTCTCCTCGGCGGCTCCCAACCCGCAGGAGGGCGCGAACGTCCAGCAGGTCTTCGGTGTGAAGCGCCAGAAGAAGTCCTTCACGAAGAAATACATCATCCGGGAACTCTTCGTGCCGCAGGAAGGCCTGTGGGGATCGGCGGACGCCAGCCAGATCGAATATCGCATCTTCGGTGACAAGTCCCGGGACAAGAAGATCATCGAGGCGTATCGCACGGACGCCAAGACGGACTACCACGAACTCGTGCAGCGACTCATCAACGAGTTCACCGGCAAGGACCTGATCCGCGAGGATACAAAGGCCGTCAACTTCGCGCAGGTCTACGGCGCGGGCATTCGCAAGCTGGCCTCCCAGTTGAAGGTGCCCGCCAATCAGATCCCGGCGATGGACGAACCGCTCGACGCGGGCGGCCCGAAGTTCCAAGAGGTGGTCAAGCTCTCGGAGACCTATCACGGCATGTTCCCCACGGTGAAACCCACGCTGCAGTTGGCCAGCCATCTGGCGATGCCCGGGCACAAGGAGGGCGACAGAGGCTGCGGTCGGGCGTGCCGAGACTTCTACCGCCGGGGCCTGCGCCACAGGGGCTACGTCAAGACGGTCCTCGGCCGCCGGGCCCGGTTCGGGCCTCACGACCGGCATTACTCGGCCCTCAACCGCTCGATTCAGGGGTCGGCTGCCGACATCAACAAGCTCGTGCTCGTGGCGCTCCATCGGAACCGGCATCAGTTGGAGATCACCCCGCGCTTCACCGTCCACGACGAGTTCAACGGCGACTTCAGGAACCCGAGCAAGATGCCGCAGATCATCGAGTGCTTCAATACGCAGTATCACCCGCTCCGCGTTCCGATCATTTGGGATGTGCGGTCGGGAGCCAACTGGGCGGAGGCAAAGTCCGGTGGCTAAACTCCCTGACATCATGCCTCCCAACGGTCACATTTGGGCCTGCGTTCGCACGCTCGATTGCTACGAGCGGTGCGCGGTCTGCCTGCGTCTGGAAGGCCGCCGGGCTAACGATCCTTGGCAGGAGGGCGATGAGCGCTTCGTGCCCGAGGGGCTGAAGGGCCGGAACCCGGGCTGGCAGGGGAGGCCGCAGTGAGCGAACGAGACCGCACCGTCAGCCTCATGAAAGCATGCCGGGCGAAGATGCCGGGCTCTGTCCGGATCAAGCACGCCGACAAGGCCACGACCGGCATCCCCGACTTCTCCATCACATGGATGGGCCGCACTGCGTGGATCGAGAGTAAAAAGCTCAATGCCCGCAGCGAAAAATCCAAGAGACAGGTGCTGATGTGCCACCAACTTTCTGTGGCCAGCAACGGCCTCTGCTGGATCATCAAGATGGATCAGAACTGGCTAGAAGTCTGGACCCCTCGGGACATCGCTAGTCAACTGTGGCCCCGCATCTTTCCGTCCCGAGGTGAGCCCAAGCCTCGTGTGATCTTTTCGACCTACGAGGAACTCGCAGAGTTCATCAAGGTGCAGATTGTCATGGACCATGAGGAGGCAGATTGACGAAGCCCTGCGGTGTTCCCACGTGTGTCGCAATGGCCCCGGAGGGCGAGATCTACTGCCCGGCCCATCCGAACGGCCAAGAGGCCGTCGCAGGTCCCGAGGAGAGGACGCCCTCGGCTCCTCCCACGGAGCCGGGGCTGTTCGACGAGCAGGCTCCGCTCCCGGCGTCGATCATGGACCTGCTGGCCATCACCCGGCCGCTCCTGCTGTTCGACACCGAGACGACGGGCCCCAACCCGGCACAGGACCGCATCTGCGAACTCGGGTTCATTCTCATCAAGCCGGACGGCACGGTGAAGGAATGGCAGGGATACATCAACCCGACCGTCCCCATTCCGCACGAGGCCAGCCACGGCAATGGGAAGGACTACCCGGGCCACGGCATCACCGATGAGATGGTCAAGGACGCGCCGACGTTCGCCCGGCTGGCGGAGAACCTGCACGGCGGGTTCACCGGCTGTGACTTCGGCGGATTCAATCTCAAGCACTATGACCTGCCGCTCATGCAGGCGGAGTTCGAACGCACGGGCATGAAGTGGTCCTACGACGACGCCCGCATCCTCGACGGCTACCGGCTGTGGCAGGTCGGGCAGGCCCGCACGCTGTCGGACGCCAGCGAATACTTCCTCGGGCGGAAGGCCGAGGGGGCGCACCGGGCGCTCTACGACGTGCAGGTCTCCCGCGACGTGATCATGGCGCAGATTCTCCGGTTCAATCTGCCCCGCAGCGTCCAGTCCCTGCACGACCTGCAGTGGCCCCGTGACCCGAACGCCGTGGACCGGGACGGCAAGATCCTCTGGAACAAGGACGGCGAGGCCGTGATCAACTTCGGCAAGAAGTGGAAGGGCACGCTGCTCCGGATGATGAAGCAGCGGGACCTCAACTGGATCGCCACCGAGGCGACCGGCATCAACATGGAGGCCCGGCGCATCTGCGCGGAAGCCGCCAAGGGGAACTTCCCACGGAGGGCGCAGCAGTGACCATCGACTGGAGCCTCGCCAAGACCAAGCCGCGTCAGCACCAGATCGCGGGGACGCAGGCGCTGATCGATAACCTCTTCTTCGCCCTGTTCGATCAGGTCGGTGCGGGCAAGACCAAGCAGGTCATCGACGCTGCTCAGGCCCTCTTCATGGAGGGAGTGATCGATACCGTCGTGGTGGTCGCCCCGGCGTTCGCCCGCGTCGTGTGGGCCAACCCCGACCCGATGATCGGGGAGATCGCCAAGCACGGGTGGGACCGCGTGCAGAACGACGTCGTCGAATACTCGACGCACCGGCCGAAAGACATCCACCGGAAGCGCAGCGACGGACTGACGTGGATCGTCACGAACTACGAGTTCGTGCGCCGCGACGACCGGCTGGCCGACCTGCAGAGAGTCCTCAAGGGCCGCCGGGTCTGGTTGGTGTGCGACGAGGGGTGGGCGCTCAAGGACCACAGCACGAAGCAGTGGAAGGCGTGCAACGCCATCCGCGTGCAGTCGGAGCGGGTCGTCATCCTCAACGGCACGCCAATTGCCGACAACCCGCTCGACCTCTACGCGCAGATGCGGTTGCTCCACCCGAAAATCCTCTGCACGCAGTATCGGAACCTGCGGGGCAAGGTGTGCTGGACCGGCTACATGCAGTTCCGGGCGCGTTATGCCATCCTGAAGCCGAACGTCTCGTTCCCGCTCATCACCGGCTGGCAAAACCTCGAAGAACTCCGGGAGAAGATCAGGCCGTTCGTCCTGCGCCGCGAGACCCGCGACTGCTTCGACCTGCCGGAGATCCTCGACCCGGTCACCATCGAGGTGAAGCTCACCGATTCGACGTGGGCCATCTACCGCCAGATGCGGGACGACATGGTTGTCTGGCTCGATAAGGTCGAGAAGGACGGCATGGAGCGGGCGGCGCTGGCCTCGCAGGCGCTCGTCAAGTTCATGCGCCTCTCGCAGATCACCAGCGGCTACCTCGGGGGCATCCACAAGATGGACCCGGAGACCGGCGAGTTCATGGAGGACCCGGAGCCCGCCAAGGAGATCTCCTCGGAAAAGATCGACGGCTACATGGACTGGCTGGCGCAACCGGGCAACGCCCCCGAGCGCCTGCTCACGTGGTGCCTGTTCCGCGCCGAGGTGGAGCGCTGCGCTGCACGGCTGGAGGCAGCCGGGTGGGAGAGCCACCGGCTCTACGGAAGCCAGCCCAAGGCCGAACGGGAGGCCGCCGTGCGCGTGCTGGCCCCCGAATACCAGCCCAAGGGGCGCGTGGCCGTCACGGGCAACGCCTCGGCCGGTGGGGCCGCCCTGAACCTCGCCGGGGCCAGCCTCGCGGCCACCCTGAGCCTCGACCCGAAGCTGCGGGTCTGGCTGCAGGCCCGAGGGCGCATCGACCGGCCGGGGCAGGTGAACAAGATCCGTTACGTGGACGTGATCGCCACGGGCCCGAAGGGGCAGAGGACCATCGACCATCACAAGCTGGCCGCTCTGCGGGCCAAGGACGACATCGCACGCTGGACTGCCGCCACGTGGCGTCACGTCCTGACGTCAGAGTGACCAGCGTTATGGACGTTCGCATGTTCACTCTGTGGTGAACATGGCCGATTCGGTGAACATCAGTTGGCACGGGAAGTGCAGTGGAGGCGACGTTGAACGATTACCGATGGCTGGCTGCGGCGGTCTTGATTCGGGCAATGGAAGATGCCGTCAGCCATACGGTCGAACGGCACCCCGGCTCGATGGCCTCGTGGGAAGACACCGAGGACGCCCGGCGGTTTTTGACGGAGCCGAGTGAAGATCTGGAATTCTGGTGCGCCCTCGCGGGCGTGACGATGGACGGGGTGATCCGGTATGGCCGGGCCCTCGCGAGAGGAGGATGGAGTGGCAGGTAAAGGCGGCAAATACAAGGCCCTCAAGGGCAAGATCCCGGTGCAGCCGTCCGAGCGGGACGAGGCCATCTCGGCAGCCATCAAGGAGCGGGAGGGCAAGTCCCACACCGAACTGATGGAGGAGTTGAACGCGCTCGAACCGAAGATCGCGGAGAAGGCCGCCGAGTTGAAGGCCCTGAACACGACCTACGACGCGCTCGACATCATGATCCGAGAGCGGCTGGAAGGCCTGAACGTCGATGGCGTCAAGGCCCACGGGTTCACGTGGTCCAAGAACGTCGAGCCCTTCCCCGTCGTTCGGGCTGCCGACGTGGAGCAGATCGTGCAATACTTCCGCGACAATGGCATGGAGGACCAGTTGGCCCTGAAGGCCAGCGAGATCGCGGGACGCCTCAAGACCTTCGTGAAGGAAGAGGCACTCGCAGGCGAGTTCGAGATCGAAGAGGTGGAGGTGCCCGATCCGGAGACCGGCGGGACCAAGACCATCAGTGAGGTGCGGAGCAAGATCCCGGGGGTCCGCATCTTCCTGAGCGAAAAACTCTCCCGGACCAAGTCCTAAAAGGAGGACACGTATGGCTCGACAGACCCCGGCCGCCGTGGCTGAAAAGCCCACGACGGCGCTCACCGTTCCGCAGGGCCAGCAGGCGCTGGCTGTCGCGGACGGATTCACGAAGGAAGACCGGCGCGGCAAAGAGAGCATCGACTCGAAAGACGTGGTGCTCCCGTTCCTCGCCATCGCGCAGAAGACGTCCCCGCAACTGGAGCCCGGCGACAAGTTCATCGAGGGGCTCAAGTTCACGGACCTCTTCAACTCGCTCACCGGCGAGATCTACGGCCAGCCGGTGAGGTTCATCCCCATCGCGCTCAAGAAGCACGCCATCGAGTTCAACCCCTACGACGAGGGGGGCGGCATCAAGGACCGCGATGTCCCGTGGGACGACCCGCGCTGCGAGTTCACCGACGACGAGAAGCCCCTCGCCACCCGCTTCTACGACTGGGTGGTTCTGCTGGTCCCGAGCATGGAGATCATCGTGCTCTCCATGAAGTCCTCGAACATCTCGGTGGCGAAGCAGTTCCAGCAGATCATCAAAATGCGGAGCGGGCCGGTGTTCGCAGGCCTCTACACCGTGGGCACGGTGTCGGCCAAGAACAAGTTCGGCTCCTTCGGGAAGTTCGTCATCAAGCCCGCCGGTGCGCCGACGCCGGAGGACGCGCAGTTCGCCTCCTCGCTCTACGACAGCCTGCAGGGGAAGAACATCGTCGTCGATCATCAGGCCGAGCCGGAAGACGGCGGTGGCCGTCAGCCGGGCGACGAACCCGCCGACCCCGAGATGTAGTCCGCAAGACCACGGCCGGTCCCGCCCGGGATCGGCCGTGGGTTCTCTTCGAAAAGGAGCCACTTTGTGCCGAAAATCACGCTGATTCACGGAGATAGCATCGAGCGCCTGAACGCCACGGGAGGCTTCAGAGACGACGAGGGCAATCTCATGGAAGCGCCCTCGCGCCGCGCCGACGCCTGCGTCACCGATCCGCCCTACGGCTTCGACTTCTCCGGCGGGGCGGGCAAGGACTGGGACACGTTCAAAGACACGGACCTCGGCGGCAAGTTCGCTTCGACCGCCGATGACTCTCGACAGTTCGAGGATTTCACCCGGAAGTGGTCCTACGGACTCCTGAAGAATTCACTCAAGCCCGGATCGCATCTGCTGGCGTTCACGGCGCTCCGCACCATCGGCCCTGTCCACTTCGGCCTGCTGGAGGCAGGCTACGACATCCCTCGCGTCATGATGTGGCTCTACGCCACGGGTCAGGTGAAGAACCCGACCGACCTGCGCCCGGGCGGGGAGCCGATCTTCGTCGGCCGTGTGCCGACAGACAAGCCCCTCGGGGCCCTGTTCAAGAAGGAAGGCCGGGGCCAACTCCACGCGCAGGAGTGGAAGAAGGAGGACGGCAAGCACCCCACCGACGTGCTGATGGACCAGAGCCTCGTGGACGGCTACGAGGAGGTGCGGGCCATCGTCGAGAAGTATCCCGGGACGTTCTTCGTGTCGAAGCCCTCCGCGAAGGAGCGGGACTACGGATGCGACGGCCTCGACATCGAGGCGACGTTCTCGTCGAACCTCGCCAGCGGGCAGTTCCGGAGCGACTGCAAGGACTGCGGCAAGAGCCGGAAGCTCTCCTTCAAGACGTCCAAGTGCCACGAGTGCGGCGGGAAGAACATCACCCTGACCGAGATCGAGAAGCAGGAGGACGACCGGAAGAACGTCCACCCCACCGTGAAGCCCGTCGATCTGATGCGCCGGATGATCCGGCTCGTCTCCCGGCCGGGTCACACGATCATCGACCCGTTCATGGGGTCCGGCACCACGGGGGTGGCCGCCGTGCTGGAGGGACGGAACTTCATCGGGATCGAGAGGGAGGCCGACTACCTCAAGATCTGCTGCGCCCGGATCGGGCAGGCGCTCATCGACTCGGGGGACGCCGAGCAGGGGCAGGCCCTGCGGGCGCGTGCGGGGCTGTGAGGATCTACCTCGTGTTCCTCGGCGGCCCCAACACCGAGCGCGTCTACGACGTGACTCTGAACTTCGGCACGGCTCTTGCATCGGTCCGTGCGCTGATGGCCGCGCACGGGGTCCCGGAGGACCGATGGGTTCGGGCCCGGCACGACCGACAGGAGTGGTATTACCACGGGCGGAACATTCGGATCGACCCGTGGCGCATCGGACCATCGGAATCGCTCGACAGGCAGACGAACGTCAGGGTAAGATAGGTTTGCATCCGGGGAAGTGAAAGCACCACCCGGTTTCAGTGGAGACGCCGTAAAAGCGGCACACCACCCCAATCGTTCGGGAAGCGCGTGAGACTCGCGCCGGGATGCAACGTTTGAAGGAGACCAGATGAAGGCAGTGCCCATTACCGTCTACCTCCCCGATACTCGTGGCGTGGAGATCTCCCGCTACGGGATGGGCAACCTCAAGATCGGGCTCGACGTCTTCACCTACTCCCGGCTGCCGGGAGGCACCAGCGGCTTCCTGAACGCCCTCGGGACCTGCCCCGGCGCGACCGTCGAGTGCGAGGACATCTGCTACGCCAAGCGGATCTCCGGGGCCGTGCGCGAGGTCTACCAGCGGAACAGCAGCGGCAACGACGTCCCGCCGATCCCGGAAGCCTGCAAGATCCTGCGCCTGCACGTCTCCGGCGACTTCGACTCGGTCATCTACATCGAGAACTGGATCGAGCGGATCACGGCGCGACCGGACGTGATGGTGTGGGCCTACACCCGAAGCTGGCGCGTGCCCTCGCTGCTCCCGGCGCTGGAACGCCTGCGGGCGCTGCCCAACGTGCAGCTGTTCGCGTCGATGGACCCGAGCACGAAGGACGCGCCGCCTGCCGGGTGGCGTCGTTCGTGGATTCACCGCAACGAACCCAAGGGCGGTTGGCCGATGGAGCAGCGGCTGCGCGTGCAGGAGCGGCAGGGCCGCCTCATCATGCGGGCCGTGGATGGCGTTCCGGCCTTCGTGTGCCCCGAGGAGACGGGCGAGAAGCCCAACTGTATCTCCTGCGGTTACTGCTTCGAGGGCCGCCGGAACGACGTCGTGTTTCTGGAACACTGAGGAGGATCTGATGGCGAGACGAAGCTACCGGTCGATTCCCAACCCCACGGAGGGGCGGACCTTTCTGACGATCCATGAGCCCGGCGACCTGTCGCCCGAGCAGACGGGATACGTCGTGGCCGTGGGCGGCAAGGGCGTGGGCCGGGCGGCCACACTGGTGGACGCGCAGGCGCTGCTGCTCGATCAGGCCAAGCTGAAGTGCCAAGCCGAGATCGGGGAGGCGCAGCGGGTCCTGCAGCATTTCCAAGGGGAACTGCAGCGGCTGAACACTGGCGGCCTTGGCGCGGAAGTGCCGGGCACCGACACGCAGACGCTGGCCGGGCGATGAACGCGGCAGCAGCCGGAGCCGTCGCAGCGGCGGCATCGCATGCCCACCGCAACCGCAGCGGGCCGAATAACTTCGACCCGAGTCCGGAGTTCGTGTTCTGGTTCGTGGGGGTCATTGGCGTCATCTGTCTGCTCTCTTTCGGATGGGCGTGGCTGCAGATGCGCCGCAACCCCAACGGGAGGAAGGCGTGAACCCCCCGCCCTGCAAGCCCGGCAAGGAGCACACGTGGGAGCCGCTTGAGCGCTGCTCCTGCTGCGGGTTCCTTCGCGCTGATTGCCGAATGGCCAAGCTCATGGCCCTCGAACTGACCGAGGGCAGCGTCAGTCAGATGGACGGAGACGAGGCGTTCCGCCATCTGCTCAAGGTCGCCTCCATTCTCGAAGGAGTGAAGTAATGCTCGAATACAAAGTCGTGACCCTCAATCCCATCGTGGACCACGAGGGCGTGTCCCTGAAGCTGACCAACGAGGGGAGGGAAGGGTGGAAAGTCGTCGCGGCAACCCTGCTGCCCAACAGCAACGAGATCTGCTACCTGCTGCAGCGGCCTCTCGCGGCCACTCCCGCCGGAGCGAAGGAGTAGTCATGGGGGCGGTCATCACCGGCATCCTCGGGATCGTCCTGATCGTGTTCGGGATCGCCACGCTCGTCGTGGCGGGCCTGACCCGGTCGTATCTCTCGACCACGACGCGACGGGTGCTCTTCTTCTGCCTCGTCGTCGGAGTCCTGCTGGCGATGGCCGCCATCGTGCTCGAACCTCTCCCGCCAAAGCCTGTCGCCACGCGACAGGTCTGCGTGATGGAGTTGATCGGACCCAACGTCGTCACGCTCGATTGTGTGCAGGTCCCGGCCACCGAAGAGGCCAAGAATGGAGGATTGAAGTCATGAACAAACCATCCGATACGTCCCCGCGCCGGGTGCTGCAGGTCGGAGGCAGCAGCCGGGCGAACACCATCAAGAACCTGCTGCTCAAGACGATCCAGCAGCCGAAGGCCGTGGGCCAGTTGGTCAGGGCCAAATACACCGAAGCCAAGGCCGAACTCGCCGGGCAGGCAGTCACCCGGGGCCGCCTCCTGCGGGCCCTGAAGGACGTCCAGCCCGGGCTGCTCCGCCCGCGCCGCTCGTCCGGCGCTCCGGAGCCCACCAGCGTGGTGATCCGCGACATGCGCGGACGGCCGATGGTCTACTTCACGGACGGCAGCCTGCGCCACGTCATGGGCTACAAGCCCACGAGGGCCGAGCGCCGGGCTGCCAAGACGGCTCGACGAAAGGCTTCGTAGACATCCAAGGGTGCGGAGGTTCCCCGCCCGGGCCCGAGGGTGGGTTACCCGGGCAGGCACGGCACCCTCACGACGTGGTCGGCGTCGTGTTTGCCTGCCCGGGATTGGGCCGCTCGATGTGCTAGACTTTGATCGAAGGAATGGAGGAGAGGAATGCAGGGACGGATCAGTCGCATCGTCAAACCAGTTCGTGATCCCCAAGGCGGCCACTTCGTGCGCGGTGGCTTCGGCTTCCTGATCGACGAGGACGGCCAGAGCAGGTTCTTCCACGCCCACGACGTCGAGGGGCTGATCGTCAGCAAGGAGAACGAGTTCCTTGTGCCCCTGACGCCCCTGCAGAGGGTCACGTTGGCCCCGGGACAGCACGTCGAGTTCGAACCCTACGAGGAGCCCAAGAGCACCGACAGGAACGGCCGGACCACCGGCGGCCTGCGGGCAGCCCACGTTCGGGTGACCCCATGAACCCCATCACGATCCGCACCTATACGGGGCGGGTCATCGACCTCAGCAACCTGAAGGTTGAGGAAGTCGATATCCGAGACATCGCCCGGGGCCTCTCGAATTGTTGCAGGTTTGCCGGGCAAATCCCCCAGTTTTACTCGGTCGGGCAGCACGCGATGCTCGTCTCCATGCTCGTGCCGATGGAGTTGGCGCTCCACGCGCTGCACCACGACGACTCGGAAGCCTACCTCGGGGACGTGAGCCGGAACCTGAAGCACTCGGATTCCATGAAAGGCTACCGGGACATCGAGGCGCAGGTGACTTCCACCATCGAGTTCGCCCTCGGGCTCCCTCTGATCAGCGAACAGGACCACCGGACAATCAAGGCGGCCGACGACCTCGCTGCGATCATCGAGCACATCAACCTGCGCCACAACAGGCTCTTCGTGCCCGACGACGTGCGGGCTGCGGTCGAGTGCGGCTTCGTTCGCACCTCGGAGGCCGACCTGATGGCGCTCGTCGGCCGGGCTTGGCGCGGGATCGTCGAGGACGAGCCCAAGCAGGTCTACAAGGACTTCCTCAAGAGGGACGCCGACTTCCGCGACCCGAAGCTCCTGCAGGGAGCCCTCGTCTGCCCCAAGTGCGGACAGAAGGCCCTGAAGGTGGACGCCGGGTTCCTCTGCACGTCTGAAAGCTGCGTTCACTGCGGTTACGGCAACAGCGACATGGGGTTCTCTTTATGATCGTCGTCACCGTCCAACTCGTAAGCGCCATCACCGGCAAGACCACCACACTCGGGCAGGCGCTGATCTCCAACGACGGCACCGGCACGCAGGCTTCGGGCAACTATCGAGCAGCCTTCGGCCGCAAAGGGCAGGAGGGCCATCACATCTTCGTGAAGCCCGCCCGTCGATCCGTGGTCACCGGCTTCCCACGGCTTCGACTGAACGTGTGGCACTTGCTGAAGCTCGCTCTCGACAACGCAGGATACGGACGATGACGATCTGGATCACGAGCGATACTCACTTCGGGCACGCCCGCATGGTCACCGACTTCAAATTGGCGGACGGCAGCCCGGCGCGGAACTTCGAGTCCGTCGAGGAGATGGACGAGACGATGATCGAGCGCTGGAACGAAGTGGTGCGTCCGCAGGACAAGATCTACCACCTCGGGGACGTCGCCATGCGCCAGCAGGACATCGACCGCGTGATGCCCCGGCTGAACGGCCACAAAAGGCTGGTGCGGGGCAACCACGACATCTTCCGGACGAAGCTGTATGCCCGCTACTTCGAGGAGATCATGGGGATGCGCGTGCTGAACCACCTGATCTTCACGCACGTGCCTATCGCTCCGTGGAGCCAAGGGAGTCAGCACGCGAACGTCCACGGGCACGTGCATCAGAACCTGCCGCGCCTCTACGAAGTCCCGAGGGGGCTCAAGGACCCGGAGGGCGGGGGACCGCCCGCCGTCTACGTCAACGTCTGCACCGAGATGACCGACTACAGGCCCGTCACGCTGGAAGAGATCAGCGGATGGGTCAAGCAGTGGAGGGAACGGTGAGACGCCTCTGCGTGTTCTACAAGCACGCCCACCGATTCCTCGGCAAGCCCTCGGGCCCGGCCCGGCGGCCCATCGAGTGGATCGTCTGTAAGGGCTGCCAGCGAAAGCTCCAGCAGGGCGTGAGGCTCACGACGCAGTTCGAACCGTCGTGGCAGGAACTGGCCAAGGAGACCGTCGAGGCCGCCGAGAGATCCACTGACCCACGTCCCTGCGCCATCTGCCTCGGACGACAGGGTGACAAGATTCATGACCCGGGATACTGCGGGCCCCGCCCGCACCCCTACGTGCCACAGGGACCACTGCACCTGCCGAAAAGGAGCAAGCGGTGAGCGACGTTCGTTTTCTGGTGCAGCGGTATCTCAACGAGGGCTTCGGACGCCCGCACCCGATCCCCCGTGGCGAGAAGGGCCCGAGGATCAAGGGCTGGAACGACCCCGAGGTGAAGTTCGCCGTCGAGGACTTTGGGGAGACCGACAACGTTGGCACGGCGCTCACCGGCGACCTCGTGGACATCGACCTCGACTGCATGGAGGCGGTGAAGGCCGCCCATCGGTTCCTGCCGACGACCGGCCGCATCCACGGCCGCCCGGGCAAGCCCTCCAGCCACTACTGGTATCGCGTCGAGGGCATGAAGCTGGAGCAGTTCCGCGACGTGCCCCGCCCCGATGGCGACGGCAAGCCCAAGGTCGGGATGCTCTGCGAAATCCGGACGGGCCCCACGTATCAGACGGTGCTCCCGCCCTCGCTCCACGGAGCCTCGGGTGAAACGCTGACGTGGGAAGCCGACCGTGAGGCGTCGAGCGTGGATGGCAAGACCCTGCGCCGCGCTGTGCTGCTCACGGCCGTCACGGCGCTGATCGTGCGGTCGTGGCCCAAGAGCGGACGCCATCAGGCGCTGCTCGACCTCACGGGGTTCCTCTACCGCCAGAAGATCGATGCCAAGGAGTGCATCGAGATCCTCTCGGAGATCACGCTGCAGGCCGAGGGCGAGGTGTGGAAGGACTGCGAGAGCAGCGTCCGCAGCACCTACTCGAAGACCCCGGCCGAGGGTGCCAAGACGACTGGCGGCCCGGCCTTGGAGAAGATCTTCGGCAAGGACGTCGTCGAGCGTCTGCGTGCGTGGTTCGGCGCGGGCCGGAGTGCGGAGGAGAAGTTCGAGGCCATCGTCGAGGAGATGAACGCCAAGCACTTCTACGTCACCATCGGCGCGGACACCGTGATTGGCACCGAGAAGGCCGACAAGGTCGTGTTCCAGTCCGAGCGTGCCATGTATGCGTGGTATGCCAACCAGAAGGTGGCCCTCGGCACCCGTCAAATCGCCAAGGGTCCGAGGAAGGGCGAGACCGAAGTCGAGACGCGCTCCAAGTTCGAGATCTGGCGTGAGCACCCGAAGCGCCGACAGTTCCGCTCCGTCGTATTCGCTCCGCCTCCGCACGCGGCGCATCCCGAAGACCTGAACCTCTGGAAGGGCCTCGCCATTGAGCCCGCGCCCGGCGACTGCACGCTCTTCCTCGACCACCTGCTGAACAACATCTGCAGCGGGAACCAGTCCTACTACGAGTATCTGATGGACTGGTGCGCCCTGCTCGTGCAGCGTCCCGGCGTGCCCGCCGACGTGGCCGTCGTGCTGCGCGGCGGTCAGGGCGTAGGCAAGGGCATCTTCGCCCGCAACCTCGGCCGCATCTTCGGCCGCCACTTCGCCCACCTCGACAAGGTGGACCACCTGACGGGCCACTTCAACGCTCATTTGTCCGGCAAGGTGCTGGTGTTCGCGGACGAGGCGTTCTTCGCTGGCGACAAGAAGGAACTGGGTGCGCTGAAGCGCGTCATCACGGAGCCCACGCTGACGGTGACGCGCAAGCGCATCGACTCGGAAGAGGAGGCCAACTTCTGCCACATCGTGATGGCCACCAACGAGCACTGGTCGTGCCCGGCGGATATGGACGAGCGCCGGTTCTTCGCGCTGCTCGTCGGCAACGCCCGCAAGCAGGACATCGAGTATTTCACCAAGGTGCAGCAGCAGTTGGACGCTGGCGGCCTGCAGGCGTTCCTCGACCTGCTCCTGCGGAGGCCCGTCGATCCGGCCCGCGTGCGCCGTGCGCCGAAGACCGAGGAATACAGGGTGCAGCAGGAGTTGACGCTGTCCAACGAGCACAAGTGGTGGTTCGAGAAGCTCTCGACAGGCAAGCTGGAAGCGGGTATCGTCGAAGACGGACCTGACTGGCCGGAACTGATGGTCACCAGCCTTGCCCACGAGGATTACCTCGGGTGGTGCGAACGGCAGCGGATCTTCCGTCGCCTGACCACGATGGAGTTGGCGAAGCGCATTCTCAGGGACTACTTCGCGGGCCCGGCAGAAAGGCCCCGACTCGGAAAGCTTCGAGCGATGGCTTACCCGCTCGTGCCATTGACAAGGGCAAGGGAGATCTTTGACAAGCAGGTCGGCACCAAGGGGGACTGGGAAGACGTCGAAACGCCCACCCCCGCGCCGCCCGCACCGGGCGCACCCCGGGGGCCGAAGGCCGAGCCGCGCCTGCCGTTGGCCGATCCGAGGCCGGTGGAACGGGAACCGGGCGACGAGCAGGAAGGCCTCGGGGAACCGGCTGTCCTTGGCCGTGTGGCGGGCTCCGAGGGAGGCCGGGGCACGGATACCCCGGAACGCGCTGAGGGCGACGTGGGCCGCCAGCCGGGGGCCGAAGAGGACGAGGAACTGCCCTTCTAGGGACGGGCAGTGGACGGGGAGGGGACGAGGAAAAGGGCCAGTCGTCCACTTGCACGTCCAGCCTAAGTCCCGAGGGCTCAGGACTTTAGGGTGGAATGGACGACATGGGAGTTGGACGAGGGGCTCTCAACTTGACACACGGATGAGGGATGAACTAGTTGGTTCCTCCTTATATGTTAAATAGATACATTGTCCAAGTCGTCCAAGTCGTCCAAAGGCTGTCAACCCTCGGTTCCACGCGGGTTTACGGCGGACGAAGTGCGAGACGAGATGGACGAGGTGCTGCCCCGTGGCAGGCCCTCGAAACCGCCGCCCGGCAAACGCCGGGCAGGCCGCGCCAGCCGGGTCGCGGAGGACCCCTACGATGGCCTTCGTAGTTCCTGACACCCCTGTCAACGTTTTGACACCTGACCCCGGGCGTTTTAGGTCAGGTGACCGTGGGAGCAGCGTAGGCCCGGGCCGCCTGCTGGCGTTCCGGCCGCGCCGCGAGGCCAACCCGGACCGGCTGGAGGCCGCCATGCGCTGGTCGGCCGCCTACGTTCGGGCCGGGCATCGGCCGCCGGAGCGCTGGTAGCGCCCACCGTCATGCGTGAATCGCGTAAGTCCCGCGTTCAGTAGGACTTGCAAGTTAACATAACTACTCTTATCGGACGTTCGTCGTCCTTTCGCCTCGCATCGCCCGGGTTCGGGCCAAACCCGGCCGCCGGGCAACGTGTCGCGGCCTTCGAACAATTCCGACATGACGATCCTGATCTGTCGTCCGAGACGACCTGAGACTCGATTGCAGATGTGGGATCTGTAATCGAACAGTCAGTGACTGTCTTCGACTGTCTCTGACTGTCTCCGCCCGGCGCGATGGCAGATGTGGGATTTGTAATCGCCTTCGAGTGTCTCAGCGAGGAGTCTCTTTTCAGGTGCGATGCCAAATGTGGGATTTGTAATCAGACAGTCAGTGTCTCAGTTGACTGTCTCTGGTCCCAGTTCCGGGAATCCTCTAGGGGTTAGGGGGATAATTACAAAAGCGGAGCGGAAAGACACTGTCTCCGGCGCGACTGTCTCGACTGTCTCTCCAAAATTGTCATGACGTTTCTGAGTCTGCGAGTGTCTCAGACGAGAGTCGCTCCGAAATTGTCATTACGCTTCTGAGTCTGAGAGAGTGTCACGCAGGTGTCTCTCCAGAATCGTCATGACGTTTCTGAGTCTGCGAGTGTCTCTCACGGGAGTCACTCCAGAAACGTCATGACGCTCCTGTTCTCGCAGCGAGGGCAAGCTGCCAAACGAGAAACGTGATCCGACCGACGCAAACGTCGCCCGAAGTGGGCAGCCGGAGCGCCTGCCACGGCGATTGCAGAAACCGACACACCACGTAGGGTTTTGCAATCGGAATGGCGCAGCAGGGCCCAAGGAGGGCCAGATCCCCGGGCATTCGGGGTGGCACGCTGCTTGCACCATCAGTGGGGCAGGAGGCGACCAGATGGGCAGAACCTACACCCCGGCTTACGCCATCGAGATTGACGTCCCGGGCTTCATCTATACCCCGGCAGGCTGGACGGCCCGCGAGTTCGGCCGCCCGACCGACGCCAACCTGAAGCTCTACGTCGAGCGCTTCGAGGCCTCGACGCAGCCCGGCGGCGCGAACGCGCACCTTGGCCCGACCAAGGTTCGCGCAGCCCGCATCTACACGAATCGCGGGGAGCGCAAGCTGGTGGCCAGCTACCCGGCGCAGCCCCTCAAGCTCGCGGGCCGGATGATAGGCTCCGCCAACCCCGAACGCCTGTAGGAGGTTCCCATGAGACTTGGCAGCGACACGAACAGCGTGAGCAACTGGATGATGAGCGGCCCGGGCCAGCCGAAGCCCGAAGTGGGCATGGGCGCGACGGTGCTGGCGTGGACGGATCGCTACGCGGGCACCATCACGAAGGTGTCCCCGAGCGGCAAGACCATCGAGGTCACCGAGGACGACACCGAACTGATCGCGGGCAAGATGCTCTCCGAGCATCAGGAGTATCGCTACACGCCCAACCCCAACGGCCGGAAGCGCACCTTCCGCCTGAACAAGAAGGGCTGCTGGCGCGAAACGGGACGGGGCGCAGGGCTGCGCTTGGGCACGCGGGAAGCCTACCGCGACCCGAGCTTCTAAGAACGTAATCGTGATCGCAGGGCTGCCATCCACATGAGGCAGCCCTGCCCACGAGCAGGGGCAAACGCTAGGCTTTCCGCTTGGCACGTGGGTTGCATAGGGATGGGGGCAGGAGGAACGACGCCATGATCAACATCGACGCGATTCGTTGGGCACGCAAGGCATGCGACTGGGCAGACGCACCCCGGGTGACGAGCCCCTCGACCATCGAGGCGGCCGAAGCCCTGCCGCACATCGAGATCCGAACTCCGCATCCGATGGCGCACTTCGCGCAGGAGATGCCTCGGTTCTTCGTGGCCCTGCTGCCGGGCAACCGCCGGGTGCTGGTGAACACCGAGGGCTACACCTACGCTCGATACATCGCGGCCCTCCCCGATGCGCCTGTCGCCCCGGCCAAGGGGACCAGCGTCACGGTGCTGGCCGAGGGGCTGGCTGCCGAGCGCAGCCTGATCGTCACGGACTACGGCGCGGCGCTGAGCATCCTCGCCAACCGCGTGCGCGAGGCGCAGGAGCGCTTGGCCGATGCGAACCCGGGCGTTCGGGAGATCATCCACCACCACGACGCGCACAACATTGGCGCGGCGCTGCAGGACGTCACGCGGCTGGCGGGAGCCTACGAGGAGTTCCGGCGCTTCGAGCGCCTCGCCCGCAAGGAGGGCCAGTGAAGCCCGCGCCGAAGTGGAGCGCGAAGATGGGCTGCGTGATCTACCCGGTGTATGCCCCGAGCGGCAAGCTGGTGTGGGTCACGATTCCCGAGCGAGAGTAGGAGCACGTCAACCGGCCTCGCAGCAAGCGTAGGCCAAAGGAGCACGCCATGTTCAACGGAGAATTCGTGCAGCGTCACCAGAGCATCGCCAAGGACGGCACGCAGGGCGTTCGGTTCGAGGCGATCTACGATCTGCGGGCCGGGGGCAAGCCGCACAAGGTTCGCATCACCATCATCTCGGACGCCTACAAGACGCAGTCGGTCGCCAAGGTCGAGCGCTTCTCGGGCAGCGTGTGGCAGCAGATCGGACGCCTCGCGCACGGGGAGATGGTCACGCCCGAGGGCCTCTGCTACGGGAAGCCCGCGACTCCTTCCGCGTTTGCCGAGGACGTCGAAGCCCTGCAGGCGCTCACGCTGGCGGTGCTGTCATGAAGTTCCACGTGTTCCTGCTGACGATCACCACGACCGGGCGGATCGACGCCCGGAAGCTGGCCGAGTTCCTCGAACCCGATGACGCGCTGGCCTACGCCAAGCAGAAGGCCTTTCGCAGCCATCGCAACGTGATGGTGGTGCATCCTGATGGGAGCGCCTCCATCCACTCGGAGCACGCATGACGAGGCGCGGCAATTGCTACGTCGCCAGCGAGGCGCTCTACCACGCCCTTGGAGGCAAACGCGCAGGCTGGACGCCATGCGTGCTGCGGATGCCGGACGGAGAACGCCACTGGTTCCTGCGCGGGCATGGCGTCGTGTTGGACCCGAGCGCGAGGCAGTTCAGCCCTCGGGACCGCAGACGCATTCCCTACACGCAGGGGCGAGGCACGGGCTTCCTGACGAAGCGGCCGTCACGCCGAGCCCGAGCGCTGCTGCAGGCGATGACGTGGCAGATCCCAACAGCGAGTTCCCTGCGGAACCTGAAAGGCCGCCAACGATGAGACCCCAAGGCGGAGGCTGCGCGGTCGGCTGGCGCGGGGATCTCTGGCAGCGGGTGTGGGCCAAGACGGCAGCACCCTCGGCACCCGGCGGGTGCATCCTGTGGCGCGGCGCGTGTAGCCGGACACGTTCGGGCCCGCGCCCGGTGATCCATACCAAGGGGCGCAGCGTGGATCGCGTGGCCCGCATCGTGTGCGAGTGGTTCCACGGGCCCGCGCCAAGCCCGGAGCATCGAGCCGGGCATACGTGCCCGGGAGGCGAGAACAAGATGTGCGTCAACCCCAACCATCTCCGGTGGATGACGCAGAGCGAGAACGAGCAGCAGAAGCAGAGCTACAGGAGGTCAGCATGATGCTACGAGTGCGGAGGCGGTTCACTCCGATTACGTGCGACGAGTGGAATGACCAGCCCTTCGAGAGGATGGTCTGGTCCTACGACACCGAGACCCATCACGTGATGGTGTTCTCTGGCCTGCAGGAGGGCTATCAAGCGGGGCTGCTGGACTGTCGTATTGGGGATCGGATGGTGCCCCTGATCGAGTTCGATGAGGCGCTCAAGCAGACGCGCAAGCGCGAGGGCATCTACTACAACGGCAACCCGTGGACGCGGGCTTTGATTCTCGCGGCCATCCACGTGGCGTGATGGTGACCGGCCTTCTCTACCGCGACCCGGACCGGCCCAGTCTGGTGTTCGACGAGTTCAGTTACTTTGCGGGCTTCGCCAAGGAGGGCTCCATGATTCTGAGATGCGTGCGCGACGGCAGGCTGACGACGAGCGAGGCCAACGAACTGCGGATCGGGGGTCAGCCCGGCCTGTGCGAGTGCGGCGCGGCGCTCCTGCGCGAGGACGTGCCCTTGCTCCTGCCCGTCTCCCAAGTGCCCGGCGCGTGCGCTCAGACCATTGTGCGGACGGTGTTGGGCCAGCGGCGCATGGCGGACGTCATGCTTGGCGACCCGCGCTACCCGTGGGTGACGTGCCCGTTCTGCTCCTCGGCGTTCTACCTCGCGGAGGCTCCGCCGGAGCACGCGAAGAGCGTGACGGTCGGCACGCAGGGGCGCTGCGCCAATCCGTGGTGCGAGGCCAACCCGAACATGCCGCTCGACGCGGCGCGGCTGGCCCGGGGCCAAGAGCATCTGCGGTGGATGGAATATGAAGAGCGGGAGCGGAATCACCGGGCGGCCATCGAGCGGCTGCGGCTGGACCGCGAGGCGCAGCGGGAACGGATGCAGGCGAACATCGACCGCGCCAAGGCCGAGGGCTTCTGCACGTATTGCGCGGCCAAGGGGAAGTTCGTCAGGCATCGGATGATCGGCGGGTGCCCGGCGCAGATGCGGGGGCGTCGATGAAGTTCCTGCGCTCGTTTCTCGATGATCTCAAGCTGCCCGAGGGCTGCTTGCTCATCTGCCACGACGAGAATCACAACGGGCCCGGTGGCTGCGGCGACCCGGCCTGCTGGAAACACGTGCCGGGCCAATCGCCTCCGCCGAAGAACTACCGGCCGCCGAACTGCCGATGCCCACAGGGGACGTTCCCCGGGGACGCGACGGTAGCCGGAATAAGGGCCAACGTCCGGCGGCCAGCGGGCTGGTAGCCCGAAGAAGGGCTATGACAAGGGCTGTAATAACGATTCCGGGATTGTAACCTCCGGGGGTCGGTCGCCCGGGGCACCCTCGGGAATCCGGCCGGATTCCGCCCGGCCGGGGCTGGCACGGCGCTTGCACTATAGACCGGCGGAGGGCGCGACCATGACCTGCAAAGCGAGCCGACTGACCTACGACGGGAAACGCTACGAGGTGTCGAGTGACGGGACGGTGCGGCAGATCCTGAGCACGCAGACCGGGACGAGCCCCGAGGGCAAACCGATGGTGGCCCGGGTCTACGGCCAGCCCGAGGAGCGCGAGTTCGCCCGGCTGGTGATCGCGGACGCGGCGCGGCAGCGTCGGAACCGGAACGCCCGCGCCAAGCACGAAGCCCTGACCGGCCTTGGGCTGGTGCGGGTGCGCGGAGCCCTCGGCGGCGTCTACTACGAGTAGGATTCGGCCGCCGAGCGGCGGCCAAGGAGGAACGACGATGACCAAGCAGCAGATGGCGGAACGGATCGCGGCGCTCGAAGCGGAAGTGGCGGCCCTGAAGCCGAGCCGGTTCGTGGCGACCGAGGACTCGATCAAGGTCACGCCCGCGCCCGCGTGGGGCCGAGCGCAGGAGACCGTGAGCAAGGCGGCGGCGCGGATCGCGGCGCGGGAGGCCTCGAACGGCTACTCCTACGATTCCTTCGGTCCGACGCAGTGGGCCCGGCTGGCGGAGATGCTGGCCAAGCGCGGCCTGACGGCTCCGGAGATCAAGGGTGTGCTGCGCTCGAAATACACTCGGTGGGCGCGGGACTCCTACGGCCCGGCGAAGGGGTTCTACAAGGCGCAGGTCGTCATCGACTACCTCGACAACCCGAGCAACAGAATCACGAACGCCCGGATTCAGGATCTCGTGACGGAGGAGCAGTAATGGAAGCCCAGTGGATCGAGAAGCTCGTCATCGGCAACCTCGTCGTGGTGAACGGCGGGGCTCTGACCACGCAGCGGATCGAGCGCGTGGCGAAGATCACCCCGACGCAGATCGTGCTGGCCAGCAAGGAGCGCTTCCGCCGGAAGGACGGCCAGCGGATGGGGGATGCGGGCGATTGGCATACGTGCTGGATCTACGAGGCCACTCCGGAACGGCTCCGCGAGGTGCGCGTGGCTTCGGCCCGGGCCCGCGTGAGGCACATCGACTGGAGCAAGCTCCCCGACGACTTCGTGATCGAAGTCTGCCAGCGGGCCAAGGACCTGCTGCCGAAGTGATCTCGACCGGCTGGTGGGGCATCCCCGGGATGATCTCGGACTCCGCGACCCGGGCCACGAAGGTCCACGCGGCGCGGGACGGCAAGCCCATCTGCGGAGCCCGCGTCGGGCCCACGCAGGCATTCCAATGGTGCGCGGCCGGGGTGCAGCGGGACTATCTGGAGTGCAAGCGCTGCCTGAAGCTGACGGAGGGCTGGCGGTTTGACGACATGCGGTTCACCCCGACCGAGCGGGGCCACTGGCTGCGCGTGCGCGAGAGCTTCATGGGCCGCCGGGTGACCGGCATCTGCGTGCGGTCGGAGGTCGATGGGAAGCGCACGCTCCGGGTCACTAAGCTTCCGAAGCCCACGAAGATCGTCACGACCTACTCGGACATCGTCGGCGGAGTGCGGCTCGAAGATGAGATCGAAGGCTTCGTGTCGTGGAATCTGGACGACCTGCTCCCGCGCCGGGACTGGCGCGAGGTGAATTGCGGGCAGCGGTGCTGCTCGAAGGAGGAACGATGAATCGCTTTCTCTCCATTGGCCAGCCGGTGCAGGCCGGGGTGCATCCGGAACGTGTCGGTCAGTTCTATGAGATGAATACCGGACACATCTACGGGGATGCGATCCAGTTCACGCTCCTGCGAGATCTCGGATCGAGGGAGGTGTCCTATCCGGGCTGGATGAAGCGCAAGGGACCCCCGACCGTCGTGCATCGGTTTCTGGTGCGCGTGGAAGACAAGGAGATGATCATTTCCTTGCGCGGGCCCAACACGTCGGCGGCCCACGCGCTGCGAATGTTGATCGGAGGCCATCGGAAGCCGATGGTCATCGATGCCATCGCCAAGCACATGCAGAGCCCTCGCGGGGACTTCTACGTGTGGCGTTTCTTCCCGACCTACTGGCCGGGCAGCGACATCCGAACGCCCGAGAGCTACCGGGCGCATCTGCAGAAATACCTCACGCTGAACATGGACTTTCACTCAGTGGTGGCCGAGCGCCTCGGTATTTCGAGGGACGAGGCCAAGCGCCGGAACTTCTGGAGCCTCTACGGCGGAGACCCGCGCCGGTTCGCCATCTTTCCCAAAGGAGCAGCCATGAAAAAGCAGAAGCCGAACAACTATTTCGTCGTGCCGAACTCGGTCGGGGAACGCTACGAGGGCATCGGGGAGGGCCACCCGACGCTCAAGGCCGCCGTCACTGACGCCTCGGAGCGGACCAACAAGGACGGCGTCGAGCGGTGCGTGCTCCAGCGGGTGCGCGTCATCCGGCGCAAGCCGCAGCCGGTGGTCGTCGAGAAGGTCAAGGCGTGAGCCGAGATCCCCGGGCGCGGTTGCACCGGCCGGTGGAGGCGCTGCGACGAGCGCAGGCGCTGGCCGGTGCCATCCGGATCGCGGAGAGCGACCGGAACCCGAACCGAGCGGCGCAGCTACAGGCCATCTCGGAGGAGTTGTTTCAAACGGCGCTGGCGGCCTTGGACGGCGGCCCGTTGCCCCCGAACCCGGGCGCTTGGAAGGACGCCCGGTAACGTAATGCTGCCGCCGAAACGGGTATCAGAAGTGGCCACCCCGCCGTGGAACCCCCGGGAATCCGGCGGGATTCAGCCCGGCCGGGCTGGCACGGGCCTTGCACTAGATGGGGGCATGACGATGACCCGCGTAAGAACAGCGATTCGTAGCGGCCGGGGTGGACATTACCCCGGAGCGGCAGCCGGAGATCGAAGCCGAGGCCAAGCGCCTCGGCGGCCGGGTGGTGGACGTCACCGACAAGACGGCGGAGTTGGCGTTCCCCACGGATGCGGCAGCCCGGCAGTTCGTGTCCTTCGCCCGGGAGCGCCGGGCCTCAGTCGATGTGATGGGAGGGTGGTAGGCATGTCTTACGAACCTTTGACGTTGGCGCAGGCGCCGGAACTCGGGGC